CTTTGATAACAATCAGCGAATGATTCTCCACCATTAGGACGACGATAGAAATCAAACAGGTGTTCACGTTCTTCTCTGGTTTTATATGTTTCGTATTCTTCTCTAAGGTTTCCCCATTCACGTTCGCGAATCAAGACATGCTCTTCTTTATAAAATGGAGTATAGAGAGGAAAGTGTGTATTGATAATTTTCATTGTCTCTTTTGCTCGCACATAAGGACTATGAATCAATAAAAATTCATTCGATGAGAGAAGCTCTGCACGAATCTCTTCCCCAACTTTATTTGCTTGTTCTTTACCTTTTTCTGTTAGAGGAACAGACCAATCAGGCATTTTGAAATACACTGACTTGTTGATATTACCCTCTGACTGACCATGACGAGTGATTAGTAATTTCATATATTAGTTTTCTTCCTCCATGTTAGTCTCTCCCTTGTCTCTATCAGCAGATTCACCGATCAAGAATTTTGGTGATTTATATTTCAGTGCAGTCTTCTTAGGATCACTTTCGTTACGAAGAACGATACCCTCATTGACAACACCAGTGGTGCAGAACTCGCAAGTCTTATCAAGATACTTGTCTTTCAAATCTGTTAGGAATTTCTCTCTCCATATCGAAGGATCGAAATCGGAATTGTAAAAAATATTAAACATATCTTTTGCTTTACCTTTGTAATAGACTGGAACATGTTTCAGTCCTTCTATCATACAGAATAATTCAATTTCATTCCAAGAGCATTCATGAATACCATCGGGAGTATTCTTCGTCATACGATAGACAAAGAACTCCACTTCACCTTGTTTGACACCATAATCGTAATTCTTTTGAACCATCTTGCTAGAAGATGTATAACCGACAATCTCGCCATAGATCGTGAACCCTTTAGGAATCTTACCCTCCAAACGAGATGCAATCACACCCCAAACATTGTCAGTATATTTACCATCTTTACGGTTTTGCAGGACGTTTCTCGAAGAATATACCAACCTGTGTTCCGTCTCTTCCACACCCAATCCAATTTTCTTACCAAGATATCGGAAGATGTTGAATGGTTTCTTACACAGAACGTTACCCCCCACGAATGAAGTGCCATGATATTTACTTGTGCAAACAATATCATCATCAGGATTGACCTTGAATATATTCTTACCCAAATTTTCTGTACTGTAATGGAATGCCCAATGACCATCCACAATCAAGCTACCGATACCATGCTTGTTCTTATCATAGAAGTAATTGATACCAGTGTATAGACGCTTACGAATAGGTAGAGGAAAGACACGAATAGTGCTTTCCACCCACTTAGGAATACGTTTCTTAGGCTCATTCTGATTACCAGTATTACGCTGCACGGCGATGTATTTCTTCACCAGAAGATCATCCTTGACAGTATCGAAAGACTCTCCCAATTTAAACACAGACTCTTTGACACCGTAGTATTCGGCAAGCTTGGATACTTTGAAAAGGAATCCTTGACTCGCAACCTCCCGAAGTTTGATAGCACGAACCCTTCCATTGGAAGCGAAGTAAGATTTCGTCTTACCATCGGCATTCAATTCTGGTTTATCCAATAGGTTTCCCCATGCTAGAAATGGTTGAGAGATGCTTGCCTCAACAGGAAAATATACTAATTTTTCGCCTTTTTGATAACTATCTTTAGCCACCACCACATCACCACCGAAGACGGTTAGAAGTTCTAATTTGTCGGCATTAGGATGAATTTTGGGTTCAGGGCATTCAATTACCGTAGCAAGGTAATTCGGGTCACAATTTTTTGAGATACTAATCATAATTATTTTCGTTTAATAGCTTTGTAGAGAAAGTAAATTCCCGTTGCATAGATTACCACAAGGGCAATGATTGTCAAGATTTTTTTCACAGGGACATTGTATTCTAGTTTTTAAGAGGGAGGATTATTTTTTTTTATATCTATCGATCAAAGCATTTACATATTCTCTAGCATCTTCTTCAGACGCAAAACCATCTTTAGAAATATTCGAAATATATCGTTCAAGTTCTTCAGTGTTGTTTATATCATATGAACTAATCACATCAGCAAGCCAGAATTTCCACCCATCTTTATAGCATTGTGCTACGATGTTTCTAGCAGCACTAGCCATAAATCCAGTGATACCACCCTGATCATCACATTCACAAATGATACCATGAGTCGTCGTCATATCAGGATGATACCCAATATTGAATTCTCCTTCAAAGTTATCCAAGTGCAACATCACATTGATTGCGATATTTACACAAGCAGAACCGTATCCATCGTCATTGATTTCAATTTGTTTTAGTAATGCTTCTTTATTTACCAGTCCTTTAATATCTTCTATTTTCTGTTTCATAATTTTTCTTCGATTTCTTTCACTGTAATTACATATTTTGGTTTGCCCCCGACATTGATTTCCAAGGACTTATTAACTCCAACATATTGAATCATTGTTTGTAAGAAGTCACTGGTCACGGTATGTTTACCTTGTTTCCAAGTTCTACCATCTTTACAAAGATAACCAGCAAACACATCATCAGACAATGCTGCCATGCCTAATCTAATTTCGCTTTTCATATTCTTAAAAATAAAATCTAGTGTAACTCAGGTTTTTATTACGACTATCAAACCACCAACCTTGATATTTGTAACCTTTTTCAATCATAGCTTGAACAAAATCCGAATACAAATTCGGATCACAATGACGAATGTTTATTATTAATTCGCTTTCAATTTCAATAATAGTTTTTCCATTGAAAGCACCATTTTTTATTTCACCACAAGCAATTTCCACCAAACGCTCAACACTCGGTCTTGCAATTGCTCTAGCTTCTTCCGCTGTTAAAATGTTACTCATAATTATTATTTCGTTAATTCTTTATGTAATTTCTGACACTCTTGAGCGATTTTCCACACAGCATTGACACCACGACCGAACTTTTGGAGCTTGCCTTCTCCAACCATTTCACGTAGAATGTTACCAGCGGTTTGTCCTGAGACGTTCAGCTTATCACAGATACGATCCAATGTCAAGTGAGGAGGTTCATCCATTGCAAGAATTTCTTGTTTACGCTTGTCGTTAGCAGGTTCTTTATCTTTCTTCTCTTTGACTTCCTCAGTAGGAGCAGTGTAAAGACCTTTGAAATCAAAACCATTGGCATTCATAATAGCCATGTGAGTCTTAGTCTCACCGAAGCGATTCTTATAAACGTTGAAAATACGCAGTGTATTGTCATCAGGATCGACAGTTATTTTTAGATTCACATCGACGGCATGGATAATATCAGTACCACCTTTTGGAAGTCCTTGAGTCGTAACATGGAGGACGAATACCAACACGCAACCAGTCTCTTTAGCAGTGGAAAGAAGTAAGTCTTGTGCATATTGATAGAACTCCCGCTTCTTCATGTTCTTGTTAGAACGAAGAGCTTGAAAGCTATCAACGACCATCATGTCATAGGAATACATAGCAGCAGCAATTTCTTCCACATCCTTGATGTGTGCTACATCCACATCAGTAACACCTAAACGCTTACAAGCATATGCGATTTGAATGTGAGACTCTTCACCAGATGCTACTGCCACACGCTTACCTTGATTTGTAAGCAATTGGGCAATCTGTAAAAGTGCGGTAGATTTCCCCGTTCCCCCTGGAGCGCAAATGGTGATGGCACTACCTGCCATGAATCCTTTGAATTGTTCAGTGCCAAACATAGTGTCAATCTCATCGTTACCAGTTGACATGCGATTGTAGAACGCATCTGGAATTTCAATGGATGAGCATTTGGCGAATTTGGTTTCGAGAGTATTGAGTTGCATTGTGCTACGAGTGTATTCTAGTTTTTAATAAGTTCAGGGTTTTCGTTAATTTTCATCCAATATTTTCGTTAATTTTGCTCCATGCTTGAGACGAAATCCAAATTTCATCACCTTTTAATGCGTCACAGACTGATATTAGCTCATTGCACAATTTTTCTGTGTCTTTCTTGTAGGAAATAGCGTCTTTATCTTCGTACCATAAATTGAGTAACCTACCAACTTCTTTATACGTGGATATACAACGAATATCATTTTTATATTGTGTTATCACATCTTTATCAGACATTTGATTCACATCTTCAATTCTACCCCATTTCAATCTCAAACGATACCAAAAGGATTTTAGGTAATAATCTTTACGAAGAAGATCAGCATGAGATTTTTGATTTTCTTTAGCTTCTTTAAGCTTTTTTTCTCTCACTTTTTTGAGAACAGCTTTTACTTTGAGACATTTCTTTTTGATAACTTGCTTATCAAACAAGGCAATACCGTTAATCGACTGATTAATTTGATCTTTGTTGTTCATTTAATTGAATATTTTTTTGTTTATTATAAAAATCGACTAGACCACCACGCCATGATCCATCGTTGGCAATCACTTCTCCCGACTCCATATTCCAATGATAACCATCAGGTAAGATAATATCGGGACCGTCAAGCCACATCTTAAACGTATTCTTTTTTTTCTTTTCCTTCTTCTCTGACTTCATTTTTTTGATATTTTTCAATTCCTATAATAACGTTCTGTGCCAAATTGGTAGCCAATTCTTTATTGCAGCACAATACTTTGTGTGTCATTCTTGACTTGTCATTAAAAATAATAACAGGGTAGAATCCGTTTTTAATTTTTCGATAGCTTGCTTTCATAATATTATTTTTTATCAGAGTGTTCTTCCATAGCATTGAAAAAATCTTCAGTTGCTTTTTTTAGACTTTCAGGAATCGGATGCAGTTCATTCCATTTACGGATATGTAATTCCAATAAATAAGGGATTCCATTATTTCTAGCTGCCATGCGTTTGATGGTATGGTATGCTTGACCATAAATGAAGTCATCCCAAAATTTAACGATTTTGTTTTTCATGACATGAGTATACTCTAGTTTTTAAACAGATTCAGAATCGTGTCTTTTTCCAGACTTGATGGGGTCAAATCCACATCACAATCCTCGGAATTATCAACAATGACAGCACCACAGAATTCCAACAGATCATTCACATGAAAGCAATTCTTCCATCTCTGAACCAATGCTCTTCGCATGATATCATTCTTACCACCAGTAGTCGATACTTGGTTAGCACCTGATGCGAAATTCAATACAATGGCAGCATTGTCTTTACCATGCTTGGTGATCAAACCAACAACAGTCTGTCTTTGGATCGTTTCGGTTTGAGTAGTGAACCAAACATCGTTTGGATTCATCATATATTTTCTATCAACGTGACCACCTTTACCAATAACGATATTGAAAATAGAACCTTTTTGTTCACCATAGTATACATTATTCAGAATCAGATAATCATCATCAGCATCATCAACTCTGATATATTCGGTTGCACCATTATCGGCATATGTCATATCACCAGAATACATCACATTACCCTCGCCCTGATTATAACGAGCGTTCCATCCCACTTTGTTAAGTGCCACAGCAGACAAATCCAAGTCTCTTGCTCCTCCCGAATTTTCCCAATAAACACCCATAGCAATAGGAGATTTGGTCAAGAACATACTACCCATTGGCACATTACCAACAAACATCTTTTCCGATGTTGGGAGAGCGTAATATACACCATCAGGGATATATACTTTCTTACCTTTCAGATTTGCTCCGAATTTTTGAGAAATAATTCTCTGGAGAAATCCCATTCTACCCACATACGATTTGTTATTTGGTGTAACATTCTCTACCCATGATTTACCATTACGAATGTTATACACTTTCGCATCAGCATTAACCGATTGTTTCAAGAATTGAAGACATCTTGCTAATTGGAAGAAGTTGGCATTTTGCACCAGATTCTCTTCCTGTTTAGATAATTCGTGAACAGAACAAGTAGCAATGTTATTGAGAATGTTGGACTTCATGGGAACATGAAGAGTCTTACTAAGACGAGAAATTTTATTAATGGTTCTCGAAGATTCGTTCGACAACACTTGTTTGAAAGTGAGAAAAATAGGCTTAAATCGGTTGAACACCTCTGCCAAGGATTCCACACTACAATTTGAAAATGCTCGGTTCACATAATATTTCTGATCTTTGGAGATGCCACGAATTTTCAGATAAGTGTCCTTATTCTTGATAAGGAGAGTGTTGCCAGTCGCTAGATAGATCAAGTATCTAACAAATTCCGAAGGGTCAGTGGGAACGATACCTTTCTCTTTACAGATATACATCAGAGCTTCTTTGTTCTTGATGTTTTCACTACCAGTAAATTCGTAACCCAAGCTATTCAACAATTCAAGAACATCGATGATAGTATCTTGTTTAAGAGCAACACCAGACTTGAATAGATCGAGAGCTTTTTCAATAATTTCGTCTTTAGTCAGACCCCGAATCACCAAGAATTTGGTTTCCACTTGAGGAACATCCAATTCTTCATTGGGAAGATATACGAAAGACGATTGAAATCCCGTACCATAGGTAGTGAGATAATGAAGAATTTGATGTAGATACAATTCTTCTCTACTGGACTCCTGAATCACTTTCCAAGATTTATGGAAAGTAGCATTTAATTGTTTGCCTGTCAGTTTCTTATATAGAAATTGTTTGATTTCAGTGATGGCATGGGACGCAGATGGCTCCACGATGACACCATATTCAGGAAGAATTTTATATTCTCCCCCTTTTTTAGCTTGTACGCAATTGAATAATTCAAGTGATTTCATAAGTTCAGTATATTTTAGTTTTTAAAGTTAGAGAGCGAGAAGTAAAATTTTTGCGTAATTAGGAACTTCTGATGCTCAAAGTTAGAGAGCGGGAGGTAGAATTTCCATAAATTTATTTAGGAACCCCCTTTGCTCAAAGTTTGGAAAGTGTTTCAAACGGAAAGTAATAATTTAACAGATTATTTTTTAGGAACTTTCTTTGTTTGAAATTTTTTTAAGCGGAGAGTAATAATTTAACAGATTATTTTTTAGGAACTCTCGTTGCTTGAAATTAATTTAACAGGTTTTTCGTGTTTGTCAAGAAAATATTTTAGATCATTTTAAATCATGTCGATAGTATACTCTAGTTTTTTAAACGTAGTCTTCCTTATTACCGTAAGATGTGAATGATGGCTCATTGAAGTCGATCCGACCATCATCATAGCCTTTATCGTAACCAGAATTAAAGGATTCGTGTCCAATGGTTTCCAGCAAATCATTGATGTCTTCTTGGTCTTCTTGGTCGATTTGATATTTACCAAGAATATTTTCAATTTGTTTATGGATGTTCATAGGTTCTTGTTTTTCTGTTATGTCGATTTCAATTTTATCATCATGAAATTTGATGATACCGTCTTGCACTAATTTATCAGTGATTTCACCGCACTTCGGATTACCACCCCATTGTTCTCTAGTTTTTAAAGAGAGATTTGGAGAGGCAAAGATCATACTTATTGTGGCGATTTCTTCGAGAGAGAATCTACCATCAAAAAGTTCCAGAGGTATTGTAATTTCATTTGTTTGCATACTTTTCGCTGATTATCTTAGTGGCATCCCACCAATCTGTCAAGTCATAATTTTCACTAATTAGGTGCATGGAACATTTTTCTTGATTTGTATATGATCGAGAGCATAAAATAATATCCTCTCGACCACAAAGCACTAATGTTTCTTCCATGAGATGATGATATTCAGGATCATAATCAAGAACAGCAGTCCCCCCTAATTCCATTGGTAACATATTAAGCTTGTAATCCATCTAAATATATTCCCAATGTTTCAATTTTAAAAATACCCATCAGATTGGTTCGATTGGCAGCACGATAGAAATTACCGCTTTGAAATCCAGAATTACCCCCATATACGAATGCCACTGCATTTGATTTAACACGTTGATAAAATTCTGGTAATTCGTTCGATACTCCAATATCTACCAAAAATTGAGCTAATCTTTGAATGGCATCATCGGAGGATTTTGAAGCACCGATGAACACGAACCCTAGATTATCACTGTGGTAATACTTGAGTTCATGAACAGGTAATGTCTTTTCTGGGATCATCATTCAGTGAATAATTTTACGATGACAATCAATGCCACAATAGCGATTACCAATAAAATGGAAATCCAGATAGGGGAAAGAACCCACCACCACGACCACGCAATTACTCCACACAATTTCAGAACCACAAATGCCACAGTCAAAAGACCAGCAAATCCAATTCCGCCATTACTACTACTATTATCACTCATTGTCTTGTTCTTCTTCTTGTTGTTCTAATTCTTTTAAAAATTCTTCTTCCGTTGGGAGATTATTTAAATCATATTTTTTCTTCAATTTGATTGGATAGTATCGTCGTTCCCCTTGGGCAGTCTCCACACATCCCACATCAGAAAACCTTTCACCCTCATGAGGTTCTTTAACAAATCCCTCATAGACTTCAAAAGTATTTTCATCAAAGTCCACGACATAAGCCCATTCACAGAATAAAGAATCACCAGCAAAATCCAATCGATTATGTAACTTATCCATCTCCCATGTATATGTCACTGATCTAAACAATTCACTTTTAGTATATGCCCCATTTTGAAGAAATTCCAAGATGTGACCACCACAATCCCTACTTAATTGTTGGGGTAATGGTTTATTAGCTTCGTTGATCAGTTTAATTTCAGCATCATTCAGGAATTGAACTTGGCGAAGTCGTTTCTCCATCAGAGGACGATTCAGCTTATTTCTCAAGAAATTTAGAATCGTAATACCCTGACCAGATGGATAGCCATCCCATTGCCCGTATTGAGCTACTTTGTATTTCTTATCGATGACAGCACATGTCAAATTTCGTGTTCCCATATTATTGTTTGAAGTATTTGTTAGCGCGGGTTTTCATATGTTCAATTGCTTCGCTCACCGATTTAAGGCGATTATCAACTTTAGGCAATTGAAATTCATTCGCATTGGCACGAGCCACAGCAATTTTGATACCAAGCTCACGATCCCATTTGTCAATAGGATTATGGAGAGAGTATCCATAATGAATTTTTCCGTCTTGTTTAAATGCCACAACGACTCCGTGTGGTTTCCGATTTTCATTTCTAATATAATTAATTAACATTGTCTGCATAGTGTATTCTAGTTTTTTATTTTTACCAATCTGCGCTGTAAAGTAATTGATCGTTTTCAAAATCAAAGTCTCCGAGAATCCCTTTTAGAGTGGAGATGGTTCTATCAACGTTTTCCCAATACCATTCATCATACTCCGTTGAACCGAAGAAAAAACCACTTTGAGTTGGTAGAAGTTCTGTGTTTTTGGTTGTTTGTAATTCTTCCAACGTTTTCACCAATTCTTCCAATTTTTCTTTGGATACTGGGGAGTATTCGCAATTATCAACTCCTTCCAAATTTTCAACAAACCACTGATGTAGTGCGTTGAATTTTCTCCAATAAGCAATTTCATCATTTTTCCGCTTTGCGGAATATAAACCCATATCTAATCCCATAATATTATTTTCGTTGTGGTGGTTATTGTATTCTAGTTTTTTAAAAAGTCAAGTGTCATTTGATTTGGGTCTTCGGGTTTTGGTCTTACTGGAAAGTATTCTGTCGCATCATAAACTTCGTAGAACTTAGCGGTTTTTTCAGATGTTTTCCGAATAGAATCGGTTTCCAAATCCCCACAGTCGTCCCAATCACAGTCTTCAAGCGTTTCCACTGCTGCTTCGGAAATCAATTTCTTATCTCTCCATGTAATCTCTTCTCCTTTTGGGACTTTGATATAGATTTCAGAGTAAGATTTTTTAACCACCTCCACAACATAGTATTCGTATTCTGGTTCTTCTTCCATATTTTTTTATTTTTTGGGTTTATATTCGTCACTTGCAGCTTTGCACATGGCAATCACCGCAAGCAAACAAAGACAGTAAAAGATTAACGATATAAAGCACCACATATTATTCTCCTTTTTCTAATTTCTCCAATTCTTGTCTAAGATGTTCTTTTCTCCATTCCTGACGCTGCTCTTCTCGGATTCTATTTTCCTCAATTTGCTCTTCGGTATATGGGAAGATACCATCAATGTCCATATAGCCCTCATGTCTAAACCATTTGAAACTAGTATCCTCCACCTTCATTCCATCAGCATAAGCATTCTTTAGCGTTTGCTGAAGTGCGTCGATTAAGTATTCAAGTGTCATTTCGTCTTCCCAGTCGAACTCCTCTGGATAGTATTCACAGAGATTACGCTCGTCGTGTGTTTCGTGATTATAATGCATATTTTTATTATGGTTCAAATTTTGCTCTAAGAGCTTCATAAACTGATTGACGGCGGGTGAATAGGTTTTTAATTTTTTGTAGTAATTTCATATTTGTTGTTCTTGATTATATTAGAGTTCGTTCGTTTGAATAATTTCAACTTTAGGATATTTTGTTCCATCAAATCGCCAAAGATCTTTTTGAGCCGCTTCTAAAGATTCGTATTCCTTTTCATGTGAAAGCTTATAGCCGAGGGAGTATGTATAGCTTTTAACAGGTTTCCATTTGTTAAACCACCCACATTCTTGAATTTCAAAAAACACAGTGCCATCAGGCCAACTCTTCTTAACGATGCGTAATTTTTTCATGGCTTTTCAAATTTTGCTTTAAGAGCTTCATATTGTCTACGCTCCCAATCAAGTTGTTTTTGGTTTCTGACAGCATCGTCTGCTTCAGCTTTTGTAACCTCTTCGGATGTCATATATCGAGTTGCGGAAATTTCAACAAAGCCATCATCTCCTCGATAAAACTCGACAGATGTATCAATTGCTCCTTGCTCCTTTGCTCGTTTGTTAAGGCTCTCAAGAGTTTTAATTAGATGTTCAATTGACTCACCATGGGCAAAGTCACCGACACTCAATTCAAATTGTTTTGTTCTCATATCTCGTTTTGTTAGTTAAGCTACTACTTCAGGTGTTACACGATACCAATAATTGTATTGTTTCTTAATAGCCTCTTCAGCCTTTTCAATACTAAAGAAAGTTATGTGCTGGTATTCACCCATACACACTCTAAAAGATAGGAATCGTTTATCTGAGTATGGTGTGACTGGCGCACCCCACCAGAAGAAAAATTTTCGGCGTTGAACAATGTAAGTGAAGTAATTAGGTCGTTCATCATATTGCACTTTGACGATTCGGTATTTTGCTCTGAATTTTTCGTATGTCATAAGTAAATAATAATTCCTCCAAAGTGTTTAACGTTTGATGAGTAGTTACTCAATTCAAATTGTTTTGTTCTCATATTTTTTATTGGAATAGTTTGTTTGTTATTTTATATCTAATGTGAAGAAAGTGATTTTCCTATCTCCGTGTGTTGATTGTATTTTTACAATAGCTTCATCCTTAGCCTCTTTTTCTGTTTCGGCTTCTACCGTGATGTAAAGAGGCATAAAAGTAAAGATACCTTCAACAGCATAATTCCAAGTATATGTTTTGTTCATTAGTCTTCGTTATCAAGAGTTTTCACTGTCTCGCAAATTAAACCAATAATTGTGCCAATCCAAGCAACTAAGCTGAGAAGTCCAATTGGAATCACCTGTGCTTGATTTGAGTTATAACCAATACCCAATGTGATCATCCAGATTGAGCTTGCTGTCCAAGCTCCGAATAAGTAGATTAATATATTTTTTGACATAGTGTTAGTTTAAGATAAAATGTTTATTAAGATAATAATAAGAGAGCCTAATGTTGATATGATTGTAGCAAACATAACTATTACAAATGGCAGCATTATTGTTACATCGCCTTTGCCGCTCTCAGCATTAGCACCAGCCACGTAGGAAAGTATGTGCGTTACAACCAACACAGCACTGCATAGAAAAATTATCGCAGCAGTATGATTGTCCATAGGAGGGTTAGTTGCTAGAAGTATAAAGTAATTCATATTTTTTTATTATTTTAATGTTGCGATGTAGTGCCATTGTCCTTGATAAAAGCTCATCAAATCCCAATAGCGGTTATTAGTGTGAACAATCTTATGTTCTGATCCAAACATATATGCTTGCGCACGACAAGGAATCAGGTTTTTGACGATGGATTCAATTTGTTTTTGTTGGTCTTCTGTTATCATTATTTTATTTTTTCCACATCTTCTTTATTATACCAACCTCTCCATCCACCAGTGAAATTAACCATAATTTCATCCTCAATGATCTCACTAATAAACCCTTCTTCACCAAAAGATAATGTATAATCAGGATTGATTACTTTCACTCTATCATCTACTTCCAGATTGTCAAGACATTCTTCAAGTTCTTCGTGCGCTGCTCTGCGTCCATCGCATATCTCACATTCACAAGTGGGTTTCTCTAGCTTATAGAGAGAACCGTTCTCGAATTTGGCAAGACCTTTCAAGTCCACCCAAACAGTGAAAGGGACACCCCAACCAGTCATGCCAACAGTAATGTCGCGGCAATAGCTTGCAACCATACACTGCACTTCGTAATCGGAGAAGTCACCATTTTGAGGACGACGATTCTTACCATGGATTCGTTGTCTTCGTTTGGGGTCGATTTCTTCGATGATTTCAGATTCCGAAAACCATTTACGATCATCGCTATCATCGAAAATAAAAAATTTATAAATAGTGGGAGAACCTTCTTGCTCACCAGAATAAATGCCTCTTAAAATCCGATCTCCATCTTTCAGGCGATATGTTTTTCCTTTGATTGGTTTCATATTATTATTTCTTTTCTACCCATTGATAAATCACTTCGTCATTCTCATTGATGACTTTCTCCATATATCCACGTTTGAATGCTTCTTTTTCAAATTTTTCTTGCATAGTTTTTGGAGCAACTCCAGCTACAACCAATGTAGCCATGACCACAGCAGTCCCAATAGCAATTCCCATACAAGTTCCTAATATAAAATCTTCCATATTATTTCTTTTCTTTTAAGTGTTCAATAAACGAAAACCAAACCTCATTCCAAAACCACGCCACACACCATTTGTCTTTGTGTCGAATGAATTCATATGGACATTCAATCCCTTCCAATCTAGCAATATCATCCATTGTTTCTGCATACTCAACCTCTGTCCAAATATCTCTAGCTTTAATTTTGGAAATCCGATTATTCACTCTCAAATTGATCACATAGTCACGAATGTCTTTTTTGGTTTGATCTTCATCATATTCTTCCAATTTGCGCGAATCGAATAATTTATTCATAGTGTAATCGGCATGTAAATCGATTAAAAATTCGTGTAGAGTATAGTTACCTCGATGTGTCCACCAATGACACCCATTCAACTCCTGATAATGAGGGCATGATACCGACACATAACCAGTAGATGGTTGTAGTGTAATGATAGCTTCACTACCGATGCGATAGGTTTCCAAACCATCCATCATGGTAACTGCATGTTTTTTATATTTCATTTGATTGTAATCATTTTAGGCCACCACGGATGAACATTACCGTGTTTTCCGTTCGCAAGTGTAATATGAAGTCCACGGTAGCCATTGTTCTCCACGATATTAAGGTCTTTTTTCATATTGTCAAGCACTTCCGAATAAACTTTCAGATAAAACATGATGAATCCTTTGGTCTGACCACCTTGTATTACACATGGATCATACTGAAAATTCACACGTTCTCCATCATAATACACAGCACGTTGCCAATTGACATCTTTGTGAAATTTGGGATTCGTAATAGTGATGTGAGCTTTATGTAAAGGACGTTGTAAGAGAATCCAATATTTTTTTGACAGATGCCAGTGGTAATAATCAATAATATCAGGAGAAGTCTCAACGACGATGCGTTGTCTATCTCTTTCTACTTTAATTACCCCACTGGCATTGATCATACACCGATTGTATTCTAGTTTTTTATTTTTTAACTCTCCAATCCACCACGACCTTATCAAAAGGTTCTACCTCATGAATACCATCCCATTCGACTTCTGTTCCATTGTAGGACTGGTAATATCCTGGAATGTAATAATAACCATGGAGAACACCCTCTCTTTCGACTTTAAAGACACAATGCCAGTGTTCACCTTCTCCTTCTCCACCACCCTCTTGATCAACCACTTCAATAACCCAGTCAAAGAATTCCAATTTATTCTTTCGATATGGGAAATCATAAGGTTCCACACCATATTTCAATTCACCATTTGTTGGATTTTTGAGGAATTTCTCACATTTTTCTTCATCTGTGAAGAAATCAAGAACTTTCTTAATATTCTTCGGATTAAAATTCACCAAAAAATCTGCTTCCGCTTTCTCAGCTTCCGCTTTTTTCAGAGCTTCCGCTTCTTTCTTAACTGCTTCTAATTCTGTGTTCAATTTCTTGATCTCTGCTTCAATTTGTTCTTTCGTTTTCATGTTGTTCTTAATTTATTTTCTGTTTCTGCTTGTTTAAATTTATCAATATATGAGAAATCTCTATCGCTTCTCAGGACATCAATGTTTGTTAGGATGAAGAATTTGAACCAGCCACTACTCATGGTTGTAGCCAATTTCTTCAAAGCTTTCTGATACGCTTCAATTTTTGAGAATTTGAAGTCACGGGGGATCAACCATCTTTCCAATGCAGTCACCCATACTTCCTCTTTCACAAGATTTAATTTATCATCATAGGATAATTTGTCAAATCCTTTTTTAGAGCATGACACACCTTCATACACCAAAGATTCGTATAATGGTTTATCGTAGATAGCCACAGCTTCATGGATGTCATCGTGAACATACTTACGTTTCACTGCATCCTCAAAAAATGTTTCCGAATCCTTTCCTTTCAGAGATGCCCACTTAACTCCATGGAGATTGGTAAAGCCTTTGACCAATTTTTTATATAATTTTTCATCGACAACACATCCTTTGGATTTCAAAAAACAAACATCTGATACATGTTTTTCCCAAAAGATGTTCCATCCCAAATGAGCCAATTTTAAAGTATAAATGAAATTTAAATCGAGATATACAGCATCTTCATTATTGTCTAAAAAATACTGAAATTCGGGAATCCAATGGTATTCCACTTCTTTAGAAGAAACACCATCTTTGGAGATATAATCAACATCCTTTGGTGTTCGAGGAAAATCAGGACACCAATGTTTGATCGCTGTCGATCCGTATACCAAAAGTTCTTTACTCATGCACCGATTGTATTCTAGTTTTTTAATTCTTTCCAGCGTTTTTTAGCTTTTTTCAAACACTTAATAATTCTCTTCAATGTCTCAATATCTTTAATTTCGCCATTGTTTGGTAATCCAGAGATGAGTGCAAACCACTTATCTTCTTTGGCAAGTGTTACCTCAAAATGAATGAGATTGTTATCATTATATGTTTTAAACACAATTTCTTCGCTAATTTCTTCTTCCATAATTATTAAATCCAATCGGGTTTGTTTCTTTTCCAAGCATGGATATGCTTCTTGTCCAAGATAATATATTGTCGGTATTTGTCAATTGCTGACAAAGATTCAAAATTTGATAGCTTACGACACTCGCAGTCATCAGCAATAGCGATAGCGAATGGTGTCAAATCCCAAGAGTCAAACCCCAATAGATGAGCATGGTCTTCACACCATTCCAATACTGCTTGAGACTTGTGTATCTTTTCATAACGTGCTGTATATTCATCGAAGATGGCATGACCATGAGCAATAGCCCATTGGAAATTATCATAGCTTGCGCGAACCCAAAGGCTACTTGGATGATTACGATGCGAGGGGCGATATGGAGCGTCCACGTTTTGTTCGTGATATGCAGTACATAAGAGTTGTACAAGCTCCAGACCCATCTTAATACAATGGGCATTAACCAGCCACCTAGCGGACTGGTCGGGACAGGGTGATGTAGTGAAGATATTGATAATTTAAAAAAGTTGAGGTTAAATGAATAAATAATGTATATGACAATGACCGATAAAATTTGTAGTAAATGTAAAATCAATAAAAGCGTTTTGGAATTTTATAAAAGAAACGATACTAAGTGTGGATTTAGATCACATTGTAAATCATGTGTAAGTACCCGCGAAACAGAAAAAAGAGATAGACAACGAGGTAGTAAAAGAAAGAATTGTAAATATTCTTTTAACGAAGATAGATTATTACAAGATGATTTATTAACTTGGTATATTGCTGGATTATTAGCTGCCGATGGACATATTCATGAAAAAAAACAGAGTGTTTCTTTGACTTTAAAAATGGAAGACATTGAAACTATTAAAATTTTTAAAGAATATTTTGAATATGATGGTGTTGTGTCAATGTATCAAAACAAATATCCATATGTTCGTATTAATGGCTCCAAAAAAACTGTCAGCATATTAAATGATAAATTTAACATCACCCCGAAAAAATCTTTAACATTACTTCCACCGTGCAATATACCATCGTCAGAACATGCTCTAGCATATATAATTGGATATATAGATGGCGATGGTTGTATTTATACAACACCAAAAATAACGCAATTACAAATTTTAGGAACTGAAGATTTGTTAAATTTCATATTAGGGGTTTTTTCAGAGTATTGCAATGTTAGTAATTTAAGACCTAGAAAATCTTCAAGTGAAAACGTATTACAAATTTGTTTTTCAGGTAATCTCACAAACAATAAATGTAAATATTACAATATCTTGAAAAAAATGAAAGAATTGCCTGTTCCGAAAATGGAAAGAAAATGGTCAAAGTTGGTATTTTGAAGATATTCATGAGCAGAGTGTATTCTAGTTTTTTAATGTGTGGTATATCACTCATAAATCGAGTTAATGTTGTATATACCACACATTAACCATCATATGCACCCAATTGTCTCCAGCCTCTTCTACCATATACATAACCACAACCATCGGCGTGTCCAGTGTTCTTATCAACATTAACCAATTGCCCACAATTTTCACATCTCATGTATCGGTCTGTTGATGTTGCCATGGAAATAACTTTAAGACATTCTCCTCCAGCACCTACTTCCGAATTGCCTTCGATTTCCGCCGATTTCTTAAACCATTCTTTCGATACACCAGCTAGTAACGGTGGTTTATTTGTGGCACTGATTGAGATATGGTTAGTTGCGAGTGTAACAAGAAAATCTTCAACCTCGTCCAATACTCTTTCAGGTACTCCACCAGCTTGATCTATCGCTTTCCAGAATGACTTCCAATTTTGGAAATAGATTTCGTATGCTTCGGTTGTTAATGTTTTTCTAGTCGGTCCCATGTTTGTAATTATATTTTAGTTTTTAAATGAAAAATGCCCCATATTTCAGGGGCATTTTTCGGTGGGATTAGAACGAGCGGATACCGTTCAGCCTAATCTCAGTTGCTAAGTCTCGAACATCTACACTCGCCCATTGTGTGGAGTGTTGATTCTTAGAAATGGCAACATTAGCACCTCCTCCAAGGATATGGAACGATCCATCTTTAAGTTGAATCATCTGAACTGAAAAAAGCTTCGGATGTTTGCGTTGATCACGGCTACGTAGCCACTGTTTGTTTTTTCGGTTGTTTTTTACTGTTTTTGTTGTTTTGTTGTTTTCCATATTTTTTTATATTACTATTGTTTTCTTATTTGTCAACTGTTAATGGTGATCAACAGTTAAAATATCTTTGGTAGACATCACATCTTCCACTTCTTCAAATGACCAAATATCTCTCTTGTAATCCCACGACACATCCAACATCTTACCAAGATGGTATTCTGGATTTCTAGTCTTGTCGGTATTGTGTTGGTGTCCACTGATCATCCACGCTGAGTGGCGCATGTGATTCCAAGAGTGGATTGGAAAATGTTGTAGGATAACACTTTTCTTACCAACTTGGAGTTCTTGGTAATTACCCAAGAACACTACATTGTTAAATCGCATGGGATACACTTCGATATCAGGATCACCGTATATTTCCAATACTGTTCGCCGATAGATACGGAAAATGTTTGATTCATGATTCCCATAGATGTAATTAATATTCTTACAATTGATTCGTGAGAACCATTCCAGAACTTGTTCATCTGTAGCATTCAAAAATCCATCTCCAAGAAAATATAAAAAATCATCTTCTTTAACTCTCGCATTGATTTTGTTCACCACATCATCCAAAGATTCTTGAGGTGACGAATAACCACGCATCTGCCAAATAGGAACATCCCACTTCGGATCATGGTAATTATGCCAATCACTTGAGAAAAAGATTTTGTTTCTATCTTCCCATTTATGTTTAATAATTTTATTCACCTTGTTTTATTTTTTCAATAATATCATCGATACCTTGAATGATTTCAAAGGTAGTATCATCTTCCACTACCAAACATGGCACATTACGAATACCATGTTTTTTAAACCATTCAATGTTTTGTGGATCATTATAATTTTTAATCTCCACAGTTAATTCCAATTTCTCCAGTCTTGCTTTAAGCAAGTGACATGGACCGCAAGTTGCACTCGTTGCTAATATTTTCTTCATAATTTTTATCTATAAAACATTTGTTGGTCAATCGGAACTTCACACCATACATCAGGCTGTTTCCAAGGAATTTCATGCCATGATGGTAATGGGATACCGTGATGCTTCTCGTATTGTCCATTCTTAGATTTTTTCATTTTATCAAAGCAATCTCTCAACTCGTCCAAATTTGATTTAGGTGGTTGTTTATCCGTCTGGAACAATTCACATAATCCTTCATACAAGGATCGAGCTTCTTCTTCTGTGTATACATAATTCTTACCGTTGATGGTAATGGTTACTTTTGATTCTTTTTTAACTGTTACCTTATTCATAATTATTTCATCACTGTTTCTAGCATAAATCTTTGAAAACGCTTCTTAAATTCTTTTTCAAAAACACCATCAATCCATCGTTCACCAATTCCGTGATAACCCGATAATGGTTTTTCGTATTCGACACCATTTTTAAAAACGCCATATATTTGCTCTGTCTTATCTTCCATATCGTTGTGATACATGGGAGTTCCGTAAGTATTGGTCACACTTTTGATGGTATAGCCCGATGCTATTAAAAATTTTAAACGAAAATCTTTATCAAATAAGTTTATCATATCTTTTTCAGTTATAATCACCAATCAACATTAATCATATACTCACCAGCCTCCAACAAACCTTTTTTGTGAAGATCGTTCGCAATAGTTCCCAAACAAGGGTAAAAATTACGTTCCCACCAAAGATGAATAGCCCATTGATCTTCGCGAATAAACTCTTCTCCCTCTGATAGAGGTTGTTTAGGATCTCGTTCCAGCCATTTAGCAAATTTAATACCTCGAATCCCTCCATTGACTACTTCGGGGATGCTGTCAGGCATTTCATCGTCATAATCTTCTTCACTTGGAACTGTTAAGCTATATAATCCTCTGCCAACACAACCATTTTGTTGTTGAAAGATATATGGTTTACCATATGTTTCCTGCACCAATTTATCCCATTCGGAATCATCTATAATTTTCTCTGTTCTGTATTTCATATCAATTCAATTTTGCTCCTACTGTTTGAGAGATTCTCTTATTATCGCATTGACCATTTGCTGCTTCAACAACTGCCTTGATCACTCGACCCATATCTTTTTTACTTGATGCGCCAAGATTGTCAATAGCCAATTGCACGTTCTGTTCGAGTTCAGCATCAGACCATTCGGTAGGCAAGTAGCGTTGAAGAACTGTGATTTCCACAAGCTCTTTATCGGCTAATTCTTCCCTACCTCCTGCACGAAATTGTGTTACACTATCTTGTCGTTGTGCAATCTGTTTACGAATCAACCCAATGATTTCATTTTTATCCAATTCGCCTCTCTTGAGAATTTGTGCATTGGTAATTGCGCTCTGCAACATACGCAATACGCTCAAATCTACTCGAATCTTATCGCGCATTGCTTGAATTGTATCTTGTTTAATTTTTTCTAACATTCTCTTAATTCCTCTCTTTTTCCTTTTAACATTTGTGTTGCTACTTTCAATAATTCGTCACCATCTTCCATGTCAGGTGCGAAAAATTTATAATCTTCCAATTGATCATCATCTCCGACAACTCCAAGAACGGCATCCGCAAACAATTCACCTAAACCCGACTCATCATAAGCTTTACTAAACATACGCATTTGCTGCTCATCTTCAGTCAGATTGTTTAAGTCTAATGTGCCGTTTTTTTCTTTCTCAAGATACTGTCTTGCGATTTCCATGCTTTCTTCTAACATATTATTGTTCTTTCACTTCTCCTTTTTTCAATACCATTTTAAACGATACTCCAAATTTGTCAATAAAGAAATCTTCGAAGTCTTTGAATTGTTGGTGTTTTTCATCATACCATCCGTGTTCGTTTTCAGGCAAGCTAAAATGGATAGATTTGCCGTCTGTGGAAAATATATGCAATGTTTCCGTATAACTTTTAAATCCTGGAGTATAAGGACAATCCTCATACATCCAGTCGTTAAACCATTTCATATCAGAAACTTTGAATGTCTTATCGTTCCATGTAAACTGAGAATCTAAAATGATTTCATCCCTTTGTTTCTCAAAGATTTCAACATGCTCTTCGAGATTTTTGATTTTTGTTCGACGAATTTCTTTGATCTCATCCTTGTAGAATCGTATATATTTATTTAAAAAATCTATTTTATCCATATGTTTATCTTTTTACTACTGCGAATCCTTTCTTTCCTTTGAGCCATTCATAGGCTTCAGCACCAGTGAACCATTGAGCATCTTTACGAGGTCCTAAAGCAAACCATCCATGACGAATGTATGTGTAGTCGATGTATTGCTGATCTTCACCGCAAAAGTTAAGAACGTTGTTGCGACTGACTTTAATCAGATAGTCGCCCTCACGACTGTCCCTGAGTATTTGGCGATTAGATGCAGTCTTTTGCCAACTGGTTAGTTGTTGATATTCCGCAGACTCAGTTTGCTCTCGCAATTTTAAAATTACTGCTTGCATTCGTTTTTCGAAAATTGTCATATTATTCATATTTCTTCTATCCATTCCCATTCACAGCAAGGTAAATGTCTTCCATTTTCATCCAGTGCATACTTCCAATTGTTGGCATCTGTGCTTTCCAAATCGCCATCTATCGGCTCCATATTACAGGAACACTTTCGCGGCACACAGTCATCACAGGCGTATTCACCACTAGGCATATAAACCCATGAAGCTTCTACCTTTTGGCAGTATGGACAGATGATCATAGCTTATTTTTTTATTGTTTTTTGGTTTTTTTATAATTCTAAGATTTTCTCCATTGCCTTGCGCACAACTTTATCATCAACCTTACGATTGTCAAGTAGAAGAAATGCAATAGCAGTCTTCCAATCACAAAACTCTTGTTGAATTGCAATTGCTTGTTCTTTGCGAGTTTCGTAATTCTGAATAAAAGGAATACGCTCATTCATATTGTCCACACCCTTTACGAACTTAGCATAGGCATCAGTGATTTCTTGGATAAATGGTTTACATTTTTCCGCGATCTCAAAATCGAGTAACTTTTCAATATGGCTATAGAAATCTTCATATTTGGTGAATTTTGGGGATTCCATAAATACATCCAGAACATTTTTTACATTTTTAATTCCAGTAGCAATTTTATGAAGTTCACAGTATTCACTAGCTTTGATTTTCTTCAAGGTTTGGTTATCGGGAGAGTAGATAACCACACCCTCTTTACCTTTCCATGCTGTCACATCGGCAATACACTCTGACAGAGACTCGTAATGATATTTTTCAGGACGACCAATACGCAAAGTCCATTGCGCAAAATGATCGACAATATCTTGTTTCCAGTATTCACCCGTCTCATTGTCAATCACTCCCAAGAGAGTCAGAGTTGGTTCGTCATGCTCTCGTAGAACAATTGTGTTTGTAGGAGTTGTCCATTCAAATAGCATCGAAACATGATTCGTTTCACTCTCACTCTCACCAGATAAAGCGTTACACATGTCCCAATGACCGTTATCGAACACCCACGGATATTTTTTTACCAGTAGATCAATTTCATGACCATTAGGAAGTTGGCGAGCATCTACAGTGCCACGGGTTCTGGTAATCCACTGACCTTTGTATCGAGAGACAATTAAAAGACTACCATCCAACTTATGTCGAGCTTCAAATTTCCAACAATCTTTCCATGGTTCAAATGCTGGTTGCTCTCCGAAATTTGTAAATTTTCGGAATCCTTGGCTGATTACGAAATTGTCAGACTTCCGCACAATACAAGAACGGAAACGAGTATTTTCGTCGTTCCATTTTACGCTCATGTCTTTCGGCGTAATAAGCCAACATTCGTCACCAGCGATGACGCAATCTTTAAAATTAAATTCTTCTTTGTTTGGTAGTTTCATGTTATCGAATTGTAAAATTTTTCTTATATTTTTTAGGAATGTCTATGAGAAATGCTTGGCATTGTTTTTTTGTCTCAAAAGCGTGAGGGAGATTAAAATCAAAAATAACACCTTCTCCTTTGTTCAAATAACATTCATTGATTCTTTTACCATTCCATGCAAAAAGCTTCCCCCAGCCCGAAATCATCAAACAGAGCGTCATTGCTGATTTTGGAGAAAGAGTGTCGATATGCATCCCTACATTACCAAAGGCGTGGATTCCATGATTATAAACTTTTGGTTTTCTAATGCCACGATTTTTCAAAAACTCCTGAACAAAATCTTTAACTTCTATTGAATCATCAATAGGATCAACATCTCCATGTTCAAGTTTTCGTTGATATTTTGAATAGAATTTAAGTATTTTTGCTGTTTCTTCGCTTGAGATTTCAATTTTCATGAGTTCAGTGTAGTCTAGTTTTTATCAATTTGTAATGGTTCGCTATTTGATAATTCATATACAGTGCAAGTATCATCCAAACCTAATTTATTCAATAATAAATCCATAGGTTCGGCCTCAATGATACTATAAGCATTTCCACTATTTGTCTGTCTTATTACAATATATTTTTTCATTGATTACTATTTCCGCTCAATTTTTTATTAATTTCTTTTAGCGGTCCTTTAAGCTCGACAAATTCACTCTTGGGGATTATTACATGCTTATCACACCACCGACACCACTGGTCAATACCATTTTTATTTACGCCACATTCCGTTTTACTCCATTCGTGACCAGTGGTTTTCCCACATAGCCATGTCTTGATTTTATGTATCAACTTAATACGTTTCGACCATAAAGGCCAACAATACCATAATTGAGGATATTGTTCATTCGGATATTTTTTATTTTTAGGATGTAATTTCGCAAAAAATAAAATAATTTGTTTAATCATTTTCTTCGTGTCCATCGAGTCCAAATTTTGATTTAATATTATTAATTGTTGTTTCAGCATATCCCACTCCACCGTAGTTTGTCATGTGTTCTCTGAGCACTTTTTCAAACTCTATTGCAAGATGGTATTCGATTCCTGGTCTAACATGATCCACTGCAAATGGTTCGTCGCCGTGCTTTTCAACTATCGCAATAAGCCTATTATCATAGGGACCGTTCAAATCTCGAAAATCATTCTGTAACTTTCTTTGAGGCATATATTCCCCCGTATAACATTCCACGTTCATACCTTGAGATACTAAAGCATGAGATATAAGTTGCATGATTTCTGACTTTCCAGAACACGGGAGTCCTCTGATTAAAATTTCAATTGCTGCCTTTTGTTCACCAATATTCTCATCAAAAGCCGAGATGCGAGATGTAAGAATGTCTTCATAATCTTGCATAATCGAAATTTGTTTATGGATTTGTTCCTGTTCCATCGAACTTAAAGTAGGGAACACGGGATTTTCGGATATAAATTTCTTCAAAGCATTCAACTGTTTGAGTAATTGATTACGATCTTTAATTAATTGTTTTTGATACTGTTTCATTGTTTTCTTCAAAAATTTTGTTGATGATAATATCTTGCCATTGCTGTTTCTTCGGTTGAGATTTCAATTTTCATAATTTAAATTTAATAACTAACTTTTCCAAGTCGATCTTCAATTGATTTGCCGCGAATTTTTCCGTTGATTAAAACAAACTTCTTTTTATTTTTACCATACCAACGCTTCTCATCTTCTTCTGTTTGTAAATATTGATTCGGCAATTCCCACTGTCTATTTTTTAACATTTCTTTTATAACCTCTTCGATTTGAATCTGCGCTTCTTCAGGGATTTCCCATTTTTGGTTACGCTCCTTCCAAGCCATCTCGACACCCCAACGAATAAAGTCCTCCGATTCTTTGACAAACTCTTGTTCGCAAAGCTTAATATCCATCCAATCATCAACATACCCATTCCACATTTTGATTTCGGGATTGCCTTTGATTTTTTGCAATTGTTCGATTAATTGATTTTTTTTCATTGTTGTTTAAATTTATAATGCTCAAACCATTCTTCTAAAGTAAAGAATTCGACATCTTTATCAGATTTGTTAAATTCGTGACCCAAAAACCAGAAAAAGTATTCAGACTTTTCTTGTAAATCACAAAAGTCAACATAAGCCCGTTCAGGTGATTCGTATTCAAATGGGATGACTTCAGTTCCTGACGCTTCGTAAGGAACTGACCAATCGTATCGTAAAATTAGTTTCTGCATGGTTTATGAATAATCTTCTACTTTGTATAAACTATTATCAGTTGTAACGTAAGTCACGCCATTCCGCTCTTCCACATTCCGAACAATCGAGCTATGGAAAACACCACGCATTTCGATCAATGCTCCTGTGGTGTCAGATCGGAAAAATCGATTCATTAAAATTTGTCGATCAACTTCAATTTCACCAATCAATTCACCGACCATTTCATAAGCAATTGGTGGGGATTTACCTTCAAAGAATTGTTCCCATCCTCCACGCTCTTGATCAATTCTATATTCTTCGATTGTTTGCGCTTGAAGCACAAGACTGTTAGGGTTTACGTCTATTTTTGTTAATCTTTTCATGCTACTATTGTAATCTAGTTTTTTATTTGTCTCTCCCACAATATTGACAACGCTCTGCCAAAATTCCATTTAATTTGCGTCTTCTTTCTGGTGTAATAGCGAATTTGTGTCCTGTCTTTTCAAAGCATTCTTGATACAATTCAGCCTCTTCTTTCAACCATTTTTTAGAAGCTTCTGCCAATAAAGAAGAGCGTTCTTCAGAATGTTTATCCAGTAATGCGCGATGTTTCCTCCACATTTCTTTACCAAGTTCTTTACTCATACCATCCAAATAATCGCATCACATCATCTTTTTGCTTACCACCATACTTCAATGCTGATTGTAGTAAATACAACCCATTGCAAGCCTCACTGCCACCACAACCAGCACCACATATACACATTCTCGCGCCACCAGCACCGCTTCTGTGACTATCATGACACACCTTAAAAAGCGCATCAACAGCTTTGTGATTCCTGATTAGGCAATCATCGCACCAAGTGTAATTGTCGGATGATTTTTTACCACAGTAGCATTCTTTCATAATTTTTCCAATTTTTCAAAATCTACCACATGATCCTCTTCTACCAAATATTCCCTACACCAATTTCCACCACCAAAAAAATTAATCCACGATCCAACATATTCCATCTCACTCCACCCATGTTCTTTACAATCAGGTAAAGCATAATAAAGTTCTCTAAATTTAATATCGTCTCTTTCGATGAAAGCGGCATGAAGAATATCCATCTGTCTTTGAAGCTGTTCACCTTTAAAGCATTTTTTCAAACGACGAATCTCTTTTTTCAAATCGTAATCATAGACTTCTGTTTTTGTAACTGTTATTTTCATACTTCACGATTTTTCAAAATGTATTCAATTACTTTCTTCGTCTCTGCTTGAATATGTTTAACATCTTTCAAAATATTCTGTAGATGATCGGTATCGCAATTCTTTAGGAGAACGCATTTCAGAGGTGATTTACCATCTTTACCACGAGTCCCCCAAATAAAATTCTCGACTTGCACTTCGATGCTATCACAATTTGGATGTTCTTCAGGTGGTAGGATTCTACCTTGTTTCACATCCCAAACACCATTGATTTCTTTTCGATTATATTTGTTATAAATTTCTGCGAAATCTTCATCAACTTCAAACCAAACTCTTTTACCTTCCAAAGAATAGCGATTGTAGCCACCGTAAAAATTAGTGTGGGGTTGACCACCATCAAACATCATGTCACCATGAGTCACATAATGATAGTGATGGAGCGATGCGATGAATTTCTCACCGTCTGTTATTCCTAAAAGTTTCATGATTATAGTATACCTTAGTTTTTATTTTCCAAAAATTGTTTCCATTGTGTTCATTTGATCAATTGTTTCGCGAACTTCTTCTTCACTGATTTGTTCATCATCTTGATTAAGGACGCGAAATGGATAGGACAGTTCTCTTACTTGCTCTATGATGGGCATCAAATAGCGGCGATAATCGCCCATTGTCCAAGTTTGCCCACCATCGTCGGAGTATTCGTAATAATAAAATTTATGTTTCATTTTGTTGATTAATTGTCAGAGAAAAGAGCGATGATTATTGCTGTTGCGTATGCTGCCCAAACAAAAAACAGTTCAGGGTTGCGTTTGTGAAATTCCCATTCTTCGCGTAGATGTTCTTTATATTCTTTCCATTTCATATTTCTGGTGTCTTCGGTAATTATCAAATCTTTCAATCAGATTGTCAAGTTCTAAATTGTGATATTCTCCTTTTGTGATGATAGCTCTATCAGCTTGCAAAATTGAATAACAAGTGGAGAGACGAATATTTTTATCGGGGTCTTCTATTGTAATTGTAATTGTTTCGTTGCCTGTCATTGTTTCAATAGTTCAGGGTTCTCGAAATTCTCATATATTTTTAATATTTCTTTTGCCCATTTAATTTTATCCTCTACCCTTTGTCCACTTGGCTGCGTAGTATTCCAAAGTTCTAGGTTAGATAATTCATTATTTTGCCTATTTCCATCTTTGTGGTGAACATTTTCACCTTTAGCAAGCGGTCTTTCAAGATATTTAGACATTACTAATCTATGTTCACCGATATAACCTTTTTTTGTCGTGTTAGGGTGATTCGGTTCGTAAACCATAACATATCCATTTGCATCTATAATTCTTCCACCCTTCCATCCACAACTTCTTTTGCCCTTATGTGCCAATGCGCTATTTTTACGAGCAAGTTCTGAAAACTTAGGTTCTAATGGTTTTAATCCCATTTCTTTTATAAATCCCGTCCAATTACCAAATCTCTGACGTATGGGCATATTACTCGGAGTCTCTGAGTCCAAGTAATATTGCTCTGCGGTAGGTCTCGCACCAAGTCTTTGTTCCAAATCCTTGAATGACTGTATCAGTTTCTTCTTCGTCCATTTGATAGACGCTTCCTTTGATGTTTCCATGTTTATCTATTATATCGCCTTCATAAACTTCTTTCAAGTTGTTCTTGTCTTTCATGCCAGTAAATTGAACGAGAACATATCTCGGCTCATTCACAATCTCACTGCCACGAAAATAATAATTAGGAGCAGGATTGGCATTATAGCGCGTTTTACGATCACCATCAATTGCACCAACAAAATCAGTTAGCTGTCCTGTGAAGGGATCAATCTGCCAATTGCTAAAGCAATGCAGTGAGCAATCGTTCTCAGCCCATGCTTCGGCTTGTCTGTCCCAGATACGGAATTTTAATTCTCTCATATTTTACCACGCAATTAAAGTTCTAAGCTGGTCAGTAATAGTATCAAATAAACCATTTGGCCAAAGAAGTTGACCCTTTTCATTGATTGGACTCTCCGCATTTTTGTAACGAACACTGAAACCAGTCGCCGCAGCTTGCTTGATTTGAATGCGAAGGTCGTTAAATTCATAATCATTTTCAACAGTGCCGAAATACTCACCGTTTAGGTAAATGTCGGCAGGTTCAGGGTAAATTTTTCGAATTTGAATATCAGTAATTTTCATATTATTCTTTTAATAGATTTTTTAATGCATTGATCAGATCGAGAACTGTCGCATCACAACATTGACCATTATCAACATGCTCTTCTGTGAGATATTTTAAAGCTTCCACCAATGGTAGATTTTCTTCTACAGTTGTAACATAAACTTCATGAGCTTTCAAATTGTTGATTTTTTCCTGCAATGCAATAAGCTTGCCAGCGAGTTCTACATTGGATTTTCCAAGTTCTTGATTGGAGGTTTGTAGCTTAGAAAAGTCTTGAACGATGTCAATATTCGGATTCATTTTTTTTGTAATGTTTTTAATATCGCCAATGCTTTTTCTTTACGATTTGCCACAACAGCATCGTCCATATTTCCACCAACAATCTCATAAAGATTCAAAATATAAAGCCTTTCTTCGCCTCTTGTGAATGAAGCAATGATGTCGTGTGTGGCGTTTGCATCTGAGCAGTAATCGGGATATGGAATATCATCATCGTCATCATCGTCATATTTAGTCCATGGACCACTATGGACGATTTTGGCAAAAGACCAACCATATTCTTTGGGTTTAAATATCCACCCCCGCAATTTAGCAATAGCGATGTTGATTTCTTTATTGTTCATCTCTTTGTTTCTGATAATGTTCATCGCAGCGCGTTTTCCACCATCCTGTGCTGCGCAACTCACCATCTTTACCACAGACTTCGCAGACTGTCAAGGATTTTTCTTCCCATTTGCGACAAATACCATAATATTCATCGCGATAGATTTCCCATGCACCCTCACTCTTTTCCAAATCACCTTGGGGAGTGAATTTGCCAAATTTTTCTTTAATAATGCATCCTTTGTATTGAAAGATGTGACCTTCTGCGGCAGCTTTTTCAGCAAGCTTCTGCAAATCTTCACAAAAGCCGATTACAATATCTTTCCAACCGATACCATGTTCAAAACCATAGCGTAGATTCACCATATCTTCTTTCTTGACGAAATCTTTGTAGTATTTTCCCCAAATATCAATAACATACTCCGATGGTTCTAAGAAAATCTTGGGAAATTTTTCGACGACTGGTAGCCAGTCTTTGTTTACGTGTTCTTTAATGAATTCCATAATTTTAAAATTTGTCCACCCATGCTGGACGTTGAGGTTTTGGTTTTGGGTTACACTGCAATTTGAATGATGCTATCTGCTCTTGCACATGTTTACGCATGGCGAGTGTTTTTGCTTGTGATAGGTTAATCTCAAAGCACGTAAGAATAATTTGTTGATCACGGGTCATTGATTTACTTCCTTCTATTCACAGTTTTTACACTTCAGTGTCTTTGACGAATTTTCCATCGACCATTTTCCCAGAGCGTTTTGAGATCACTTCATATGCTTGCTGTAAGCACTCTTCCAAGGTGAACCCATACATCTCACATACTCCAATCAAGGTGACTATGGTGTCTCCAATGCCATCTTTGATTTCAGTGAGTGAATCAATTTCTTTTCCTTCGCCGTTTGTAACTGTGTTAATTCCATAAGAGTGTAGCACTGCGGCATCTCGCGTCTCTGTTAGCTCTTCCTGCGTTTTCTCTAATTGTTTGAGAGGATTACTATTTTCAATGATTCCTTTTGCGTGAAACCAATCTACTACATCATCAATTAATAAGTTCATATAATTTATTTGTTTGTTCGTTTATCGTAATTTTAAGCTATTTTTAATATTTTGCTCTTGACGCTCAAGAACATGATCAGGCACATTATGAATGTTTTTATTGCCATGACGATTCTCAAGCACCAATGAGAAAACCATAATACCACGTTTTTCCGCTTCGTCAAGATAAAATTTGTAGTCGCTTTCTTTCGTGTTCGTATTTGAGACTACAATGGTATCTGCAAACGGTGAGTCAAGCAATTCCAAATACTTGTCTTGGCAAGCTTTGTGAGCCTGTCCAAGCTTGGAAGCATCGAAATTGTAATTACCTTGTTCGTCTGTGAAGAAATCATCGGCACAGCAAATGAAATCACTGGACTCTAGAAATTCAGCAAAAGTAGATTTTCCCGCTCCACTCGTCGCACGAATAACCACTACACGTTTCAACGAATAATCAAGTTTAGATGCGAAAAACGCATTCAATTCTTCGTCTGACGTATTCGCTAATTTTTCATCAAATGCTTTTTTAAATTCTTCAGGGTTCATGTCGCCAATTGTAGGCTAGTTTTTTATTCTCATCCACCAATCCGATATTTCCATGTGGAATTGGCGTTCGTTCTTGATTTCTCCTTCTTTGAGGTAGATGTAGGACTCTGGAAATTCCGCATCCGTATCTGACCACACTTCAATTACATCATCACCTTCTTTCATAATGAAGGTGTAACTGTTAATATTACCTGTATATTTCATTGTCTAAATTTTTTAATCAAAACATCATGATAACCTAAATCTTGTAATTTATGATGCTCCTTTAGGGCATCTTCTAATGTATCAACTCTTTTTTTCAAAAAATGGAGTAGTCCATCTCTTTCTTTTCTATAGGAAATAATATAATTTCCATAATTGAATTTATCTTTCATAGTCTTGTAATCACTTTTTTTAATATTTGTTTGAATTTATATGATATTGGGTTGTTTGGTAGGTTTTTCCAATGAGCAATCAATTCAGCGAACCACTCATCGAAGTTCGTGGCAGCATAATCAGATGGTAATCCCATTTTCTTTGCTACTAGCTCTCTCAATTTCTCATTTTTCTTACCTTCCAAATTTTTTCTTCTTGTTTTTCTCTCGAAAAAAGCATCCAACATTTTTTTGTATTCGTTTCTCAAAAATGGTTCAACTTGTTTCGACATCCTATCGGACAGAAAGTGAGCATATTCATGCATAAGAACATCTATATCATCAACATAAAATTGATCTAAATAAATAATTCTATCATGGTAAACACCAGAAGGTGATGTTTTACTACCAATAATATTTAAATTTTTGAATTTTGGATTTGTTTTGGTATTCGTAATAACAATCTTTGGTTTTCTATTTGGTAGTAGATCACGGTAATCTCGAAACAACATCTGAATCAATCTTTTCATTGTTCTCATGTTGAGAGAACCTTGTTTAAAATCCTGATCGACATACTTGTCTTTGAATACATTGATACCATAGTCGGTGAAAAGTAATTCACCCTCTACTTTGGTTCGTAGATAATCAGCTTTCAGACGTTTCTCGTATTCAGCTTTTTTAGCATTACGAAATCTATCAATCAATTCAGAAGGAACTTTTAGTTCCTCCATTTTATTGATTTTATCTGCTTCTTCGGGAGGTAGGTTTTCCTTCTCTTGGTCTACCCAATCCTTATAATTAGGCACACCCTCGTCTTTCAACTCCTGTTTACGAAGTCGATTTCTCTCGCGTCTTTCAAAGAATAATCCAAAAGAATCCATGTGATTATTTAACCACAAATGGTTTTACCCAATGTCGCGATGTTGGCTAATCCACTGTTGATCATGACTTGCTCCACACCAAATGTCTCTTGACCAAGAGCTACGATATTAAAACCTTGTTGCCAGTTAAATGTCGTACCGTATGCAGAGTTCAGCGAACAAAGACAACCACCTTCAAAACCATAAATTTGTTTTTCAGGACGATTACCAACAGCAGGAATGCGTTGACATGTGCTACCGATTCTGTGAGTATGACCATGTAGAATAGATGCGCCCCATTTATCAATCTCACCACGAGCAGAATAACCACCATTCTTACGCACAGTCGTTCCGTGTGTAACAATCAAACCATTCAAATCCACGTAATCAACATGCTCAACTTTATTTTGATAATCACCCATGAACACGTTCTGATAGCTTAGTCTTTCAGTGATTTCTGGAAGGCAACCAAGTTCTCCCAAACGATCCGATAGATAACGTCTCCATCTACCATCAATCGATTGACCGCTGTGATTGGAAACGGTTTCATAGATTTTAGCACCATTGGACACGGAAATCAGATCATCCAAAAATTGATGATATGCCTTACGCTCATCCAAGAGACTCCAATGCTTTTTAATATCTTTTGGATATTTGGAAATGGCAAGCATATCCATAGTATCACCATTCAATACAATCGTTCTTGGTTGCAATTCAGCAATTGTTTCAAGAAAGATATTGATAGCCGATTCGTCATGGCAACCAAAATGGAAATCAGAACCAACGACAGCATACTCATTCAATCCGTAAGACACTGAATTATTATTCAGACTATTGACTTTAATTGGAGCAAGTTGTTCGAGAAATGCAAAGACTTCATCCTCTGTCTTTTTGAATTTCTGTGGTTTGTCACGTTGCATATTTTCCACTACGTAACCCTGTTTATGAGATACAGTAGGTTTCACATCTTCATATTCGGATGTGATCACATTATCCTCATAATAACGTTTGATCCAGCCTTGGGCTGTTGATTTAGGCACTCCGTATGTATCGTAGATCATTGAAAATGTCCAACCTTTATCAATACGCGCATCGATTACTTCTTGTTTATTTATCATCGCTTTTATTACTTAATTTCTTCTTTGTGTTTTTTAGCCAATTCTTTATTATGTTGATATTTTTGTATAAAATGCTCATCCCCTTGAACTGTATGTTCTGTATCATCCCACCCATCATCATAACCCATGTCATCCACTGTCGTGGTATGAACATTGATCTTGTCACCATCCTCTGCGGTTGCTTGTCGTATTCCAATAATTTTTCCTTCATCGTCTTTGATGAGAATAGAGCATTTCCCATCATAATACCATGGGAGTCTCATAAGATAGGTGATAGCTCCTCCGAAATTGATTTCACAATTTCCTTCAGGATCAAGCTTGTTTAGCTCTTTAATGAGTTCTTTCGTTTTCATACAAATGAGGGTTTCACTTGACCTGTTTCAACCGCTTCCCAAAAAGTTTTCAATTTTTCAATATCTGCTGATTCCATGTCCGATAATAGAACTTCATCACCATCATCAACATATTTCACCCAAAAAGCATCAGATTTGAAAATGATGTAAGCATTCATATCATCATTCCACCCTTCTACTTGGACACAATCACCGACGAACAATTCTTCGCCAGTATGGTCGGTCATTCCAGTATTTATTTTATTTCGCATACGATCCATATTTATTTTTATAAAATTCCACAGTCTCTTTGAGAGCTTCGTCATGATTCCGTAATTCAAAAGGAATATGAGATTCGATGGCATAACGGAAGTCATGCCCCTTTCTATCTTCGACAAATTTGATATTAGGTGTCACTCCCAATATACTACCAATATCTTTGATCATGTCAAGGTTTGTTTTTTCAATTCCCGAACCAATGTTGGTAGAACAGTATGGATTACTAGCGATTTCCAACAACCATTTGTTGTGATCTTCAACATGAATCCACTCACGGATGTTCTCTCCTGTTCCATAGACAGGAATTGGTTCACCTCTTACGATAGAGCGAATTACAGTGGGGAGAAATTTCTCATTTGCTTGGTGCTTACCGAAATTGTTACAGCAGTGTGTCGTGGTGATGTCTAATCCATAAGTCGTGACATAAGAGTTAGCAATCAGATCAGCAGATGCTTTGGATGCAGCATAAGGACTTCTTGGGTTGAATGGTGAATCTTCTGTGAATGCGGGGTCATTCACGTTCAAGTGTCCGAATACTTCGTCAGTGGAAATATTAATAACTTTTGCTTGAGGTTGATATTTTCGCACCCATTCCAATAGAGACACCATACCAATTACATTATTTTCAATAAATGCTTCGGGAGAATTGATGCTGCGATCAACATGAGATTCAGCAGCAAAATGGAAGATGTAATCGAATTTCCATTCTCTAGCTCGACTCAAGGATGAGTCTAAATTCATAATATTTTCCCTATATTCATAATATAAATTATCAGGATTTGATGTGATCCAATTGTAAGATTCTTTTATCAAAGGTCTTGCGCCAATTCCATACTTATCGATATTCACCAACTGGAGATTTTTATATTTTCGGAGAACCATTTCAATGAAATTACTCCCAATGAATCCACACCCACCAGTAACCAACACTTTACAATTTGTTAAATCAATCATATTTCCCTTACTTTAGCGTTGAATTAACCAATGTCAAGAGTATTTTTTAAATCATTTCAAAAAATTTCATCATATTGACTAAATATTTATGTGACCACTTTGAAAATCAAACACGAATGTGATTCTGATCTGACAGCATTTCTCAGGGAATGTAATAAGATCAAAAGGATTGCGTTTAATTTGTTCAAAATAGAGTATGATAGAAATGTAGTCAATAAGATTATCAAAAATGATTACAATATCAATTATAATTTGGTTGATATTTCTATTTTGGAATATCAAGTTAGTAACGCTTTTGATTTGATGAAATCCTGTAAAGAACGTAAGCAATCTAAAATGACTTTCGGTTCTTTATTACAATGGAAAAGATTTAATAAGGGAATCATCTCTAAAGAGGAATTTAATAATATCAAAAATACCCAACCAATTCTATTTACTGGTAGATCAAACGAGTCGTTTGGTAATCGTAAGATAAAATTAGATATTTATAATAAACAAATTATTTTCAAACGCACCAAAAAAGACCACTATAATCTCAAGATTATCACATCCAATTCTCGTTGGAAAATGCTTGAGAAGTTGCAGAATTATTTTGAATTCAATTCTACGCCAATCACTTATAAATTAGATAATAATTATATTTATATAACTTTTGATGAGTCAGTTCTAAAAGAACGCGAACACCATTTTATTGACAATAGAATCGCTGGATTAGATTTGAATCCAAATTATATCGCTTTTACTATTAGGGATTTCAATAATGATTCTATCGTTCATAAGACTGTTTATGATCTTACCAAGTTAAATGATACTCATAATAAGAATAAAAAAGATCATGAAGTGGTGGAAATCTCTAAGAGTATTTCAAATCTCTGTAAGCATTATAAAGTGGAGTGTGTTGGTCTTGAAAAACTTACTATGACTTCCAAGAATCATAACAAGGGTCGTAAGCTGAATAGATTACTTAATAATTCTTGGAATCGTAATAGATTCGTTAATAATCTCAAGAAACGTCTTAATATTTTAGGTATTAAAAATCAAGAATTGATATGCGCTTATTCATCTACCGTGGGATGCTTAGATCATCCAGAAGAAACAGACAGTATTGCAGCAGCCTTGGAAATGGCTCGTCGTTGCTATGTATTTTTAAATCGCTATGTTAAAAAGCGTAAAGAATTTTCAGATGTGGATGTTATGTTCCCATCGTTCAACAGGGGTCTGATAAAAGAGAGATGGAATTCAATTCTATCAGACTATAACCCTAAGAACATGGGATACAAAGGTATTCACGAATATCTGAAAGCTAATAAGAAATCGAATGAGTTAAGATTTCTCTTCAAGGACTATGATTTTAGTTCTTGGAGTTGTTTTAGTCTAAAATCATACAAAAGTTTGGTAGCTTGCTACCAGAATGTGTTTGATTTATGATAGCTCAAGAGTAAATATCAATATGGATCACGATGAAGATGATGATTTTTTGAATGCGGAAGTGGATGATATTATTTCACAAATCAAAAATCAATCAAAAATTGTTAATCAATTACCAAAAAATAAACCAGATCTCAAGAAAGAAGATTTGGAAGAATTTGTTATTACCAATGCTGGTAAAGTCGTGAATCATTCTTTGGAAATGGTTGAGAATCTTAAATTGGAAGTTCTTGCTGGTGCAGATTCCAAGTTGATTGAGTCTGTATCAGAATTGGTGAAAGCTACCACATCTGCGATTGATGCTCTTTCCAAATTAAAAATATCGGAGGACAAAATCAAAGCACAGAAAGAAATCACTCAAATGAATATTCAAGCAAAAATCATTCGAGATGAAGAGGAGAGCAATACTCCAAAATTAACTTTCACTAGAAACGATATCATCAAATTGTTGAATCAAAAAGAAGAATCACCAGTAGTGGATGTTTAATTACCCAACTGTCCATCGACAGTATTGAGTTTGTATTCTTCGTTCTTGTCTGGTTTCTGTATTTTGAGAACAGTGTCTCTCTTATCAAAAACATCACCGAAGATATCTTCTTCAAAGATTTCATCCTTGTCTCCTTCTTTCAATTCTTTCTCAAATACATAATTTGAAGATGTTGCATTATTCTTTTCTGAATCGAATGGGGAGTAATCTTTTTTATCTCTAAAGATTCGGAAATGCTCTTCTCCAATAACTTCTTTAACCTTATCGAAAATTTGACTTCTGATGTCTGACATCTTCACACGATAGTAAGAGTCCTTGACATTGATTGTGCCATGAGATTTTTGTTGCCATTCTCCTGTTTTCTCCAGTGAATATCTTTGCTGCGGTGCTTTATCAACAATTGGTAAGGTGTTGTCATTCACCACACTAGCGTTCAAAGAAGAACGAAACATCTTCTCTACTTCTTTATTGGCAGATACTATCATGTTCTGTATGAATTTTGGAGACTTATTGTAAATGTCCACTGGTATTTCCAATGGGTAATCACCATCTTCGAATAAGGTAGTGTTATGTCTAGTTATTTCTTTATTACCAACATTTCCAAGTATATCAGGAATCGCTTCAAAATACTTTTTATCCTTTGCCAATTCTTTAGCATAAGATGACAACGGACCATTCGATAATTGCTTGACGTAATAGGCAATGTCCCATGGTTCCAAATCTTTTCCTTCTTCATCCAATTTATTAATAAATTTTTCCAATTGGTTGAGTCCTAATTCGTAAATCTTTTTAAATTCTATCATGAACTCAATTTCCACTTTGGAAAATTTGTCATCAATATTTTTATAATTCACCAAATCTTCTTTAGTGAATAGAATGCTACGGAGTATTTCAATTTTATTTCTCATTCAACTTCATTTTTTATTTTGCTACTACTACCAACGTAGGTCTTACAGCATTTGAATTCATTAGTATAGGTATCACTCGAAAAAATATGGCGCACTTCTGTTACAAACCACCTACCATACATTTTCGTATCACCTTTTTGTTTCACTTCTCCAATTTTAACAATATCTAAAAATTTACCTGCTTCTCTTCCAGTGAATCCTATGTTACTGAAAATACAATTCAAATTATAAAATGTTAATAAATTACACATTTCAGCTTCCACCATTTTCACAGTATCTTCAACTTCATATGGTGTTCTATAATGTCTAAATTTTTGTTTCGTGGTTTTATTTCTCACGACAAATGGTTTGGGACTACCACCAATTGCTTTGAAAACATCAACAAATTTGGTCTTCCATTTTTTCTCAATATCTTCCAATTTTAAAATTTTCATTTTTTGGACACCTAAAAATTTGTCATACCCATGAACAACTGAATTGATAAAGAAATCATTATTCCATTCATACAGAGGTGTATTATATGCGAAATTTTTCAAACCACTGGAAAATTTACTAACTTTCGCATCAGGTGGTGGGTTGTTTTCATTTTCAGCAACGCTTTTATCTGACAAATCAGCAGTGGTAAAAGCATCTGTCGTATTTTTTTTATTTTCTGAAAAAATCTTGGTGAGATACATCATTTGATATTTCCCAATTTTTTTATTTTTCATTATGAGTGCTTTAGTATAAAGTTCTCCATCTTTACCATAAAAATATTTTAGTAGATGATAGACCAAATCAATGTATCTGAAAGACATGGGTGGTATGTAAGAAAAATCAAAATCTCCGCTTTCCCAATTTTCTTTATCGATTTTATCTTCTCCCAATAATTCAATAAAAATGTCTTTTAAGATATCACCTATTTTACCACTGAACGATTTGTTGTATGGAATGGTGTCCATAAACGGTAACATATCTTTATGGATTATCTTAAATTTTTTAATATTTTCCGAACGAACTTCAACATCTCCACTGTTATCTTCTTGTAATAAGATAAATTCTTCTTCTATTTTTTCTTCCTCATCTTTGGGTTTTAAGAAAATTTTAACTTCATCTCTTCCATCACCTCTTAAAAGATATTTCTCTTCGAATAAATCATAAGGGTTTGCGACAGCAATCGTTCCCCTTAAAAAAGGATTGAAAATACTATCTACCAAAGTTAAACCTTTGACAGCAGAACTAGCATATTTATTTTCATCTCCGTCAGAATTTTTAAACGTGTATTCGTATTCAAATTCTACATCATTTATCTTACATACCTCAGCCATTAGAAATGCCTCCCATTGAATATAGTATTTTTTGTAATATCGTTATAAAGCAATACTCTGTATTCCAATTTGATATATTTCAACCTTATACCACCATCAACCCAAAATGGAGGGTTTTGGATTTGGTCTTTATTCATCAGATACAAAATCCACCATGATTTAATATCACCGTAAATTTTATAAGATAAAGTCGTCATGGGCATTCTGGTTGTCACATCATAAAATTCCACGAATTCTGGATCTAAATCTACTAAATCAATTTTATTTAAAATATTATAGAAATAGAAATCTTTATCATCGACCTTTTCTGTATATACTCTAAAAATACGCTCATAATCCCCAATATTCAGCGTGGAAAGGGACTCTATGTTATTTTGGTAATCTCCTCGTTTTTCTTCCATATCATTTAACTTTGTCCATGAAGTTGCTAACTTCGGTTGTCAATGAAGTGAGTGACATTGTAATTTGATAGCCATCAGGTGTGATAGCACCATTTACGAGTCTTCTCGCACCGATCATACTAACAGAAAAATTGCTACAATAAGCCCATCTCATGTATCTCAAACCCTTTAATTTTACTTGGTAAATATGAGGAGGTTCCATGGTAATGGATGTTAGCCTTTTTGGTCTATTAATTCTTGTTAATTTATCAATCAAATCATAATTTTTCTGAACAGCATCTCCATTTATCGTGTTGAATAATGGGAATGTTATTTCCAATGCACCATCGTTCTGTGCATATTGATATAATTTAGGTGTTTCAATGTAAGAGCCAGGTGCGGTAGACATTCCTTTACCAAATCCACCAGCAGCTTTTTTAAATTCTTCCATATTACCTATACTAGAAACCATTTCCCCTCCTTGTTTTACCAATTTAGAAATATTTTCTTTACCTTTAAATTCTTGCAAAGGTGCTAATATCTCATTAGAACCAGTTTGTAGCAAACTGTCAACTTTCGCTAAGGCTCCGTTTTGAAAAGTATCACCAAATTCATTTGAGAACGATCTAACACTATCACCAAAGTATGGTATAAAAAAATCATCAACTTTTTCAACGTTTTGATACAATCCTTCATAAAATTCATCAGCACTTTTAGCTGTAGCCAAATTTATATAACTCTGTAACCTATTCAAAGCGGCACTCGATTTTATTTTATAGGATGACAATTTTACATAAGGCGCAACATTTCGATATGGACTATTTCTGGGAACAGAAGTCCAGTCGTATTCTTTATGTACATTGATCGTAGCCATTGATATTATTTAATTACGCGAATGCATATGGAGAACTACCATAATCACCTCTACTTGTATTCAAAGATACTTGAGAGGATGGTTTACTTTTAGAACCACCACCAGAATTGGGAATAATTATTGGACTCGCAGAGCCTCCACCACTACTACCAGCAAGAACTTTATATGTCTGCATACCAATATTTCTGATATCTGTCAGAATAGCAATTTGCTCTCTACCAATCAATACCAAATCATCTACGTGTTGTTTACGTTTATCATCAACAACTTCTACTTTCTTTTTATTGGGGTTTTCTTTCCAACCAGATTTTTCATACTCTTCAACAGAATTCCAACCCATTTTTTTGGCATTTTCCTCTACCTCTTTGTCACCACCTCCGAATAAACTGAAATTTTTAATTTTATCCAAAACACCATTCATGATATTTTTTAACGTGTCGAATAGGTTGGTGATGACACTCATAACTGAGGTTCCGATGTTTTTAAGATTTTCAATAATACGGACCATAAAATCACTACCCAAAAATTCTTGCACCGATTTAAAAAGACCAGAAAACCACTCACCGACTACTTTCAATGTAGGAGTTATCTGTTCCCAAAGACCAGAAAACCAATTGGTTATTTTACTCCATAAACCACCTGTTTCGGCTCCACCACCTTCAATCATAGGTTCTGATTGTGATTGATCATCATCTAAAATTCCCAACCATTGTAGAGGTGTTTTCAAAAAAGAAGGCAATTTTTTCAATTTATTCTTAACCCATTCTTTAATTCTACCGAACCAAGAAGTGTTTGGTTTTAAATCTTTTTTCTCTTCTTTATCACCGAAGAAGCCCATCAGAGTTTCAATACCCATAATGATCGGTCCCATACCTGCAAATGATAGTATACCAAGTCCAAATTGTTTCAGACCTTCCATAATATTACCACCTTTGAAAGCATCGTAAGCCATACCCCAACGCTTGAAGCCACCAATCACTGGCAACCACAAAGCATTGTCCCAAATCCAGTTGCCAATACTTTTTGCCATGTCTCCTAAAATGTCCAATTTAGCAGAATTTTTATCCTTTGCTCCTGCTGTCTTGGCATCCAACCAAGCATTCAAAATATCCAAACCTATGGTAAGAGGTATAGCAATAATCGAGCCACCTGGAATTAAATTTAATAATCCAGCCAAAGCACTGAGAACGTCGATAACACCCCCCACTGTATCGCCATCCATGAAGCGAGAAATAGCAAAACCTATGGATATGATAGTGCCAATCAAGGGAATTTTTTTAAGTATTTTAGCTAATGGTTTCAAAGCACCAACGATTCTACCCATGAATCCTTTACCCAACAATTTACCAGCGAATTTGAAAGGTGCTGTAACAAATTTAGAGAATGTTCCTAACATTCCTTTAGCTGCTGTCATGAGCATCTTGATACCACCTGATATACCAATTTTAGATAGTATTTTCAAAGCACCTTTAAACGGACCGTCAGTTAAAAGACCCATTATCAAAGCACCCGCACCACCTAATAGCATCAAAATACCACCAAGCATTGACCCTTTCTTGGGCATTTCCAAATCGCTTTTACGACCACCAGTTTCTAATTTCTTAGCATTTGGTATGATTTTTTGAACAGATGTTTTAAGTGCTTTATCACCCTGAAATTTTCGCTGCATTTCAAAAAATGTCTTTGCGAAAATAGATGCGACCTCTTTAGTCTTCTTCTGTTCTTCATTAGAAAGAGAGCTTTTGACTTTTTTATTTGGATTGGAATTTCCTGTTTGGAGAACATTCTTGTCAGATATATTCTCCCCTTCAGGTACACCCCTTGTCTCATTGATCGTTTGTAACAGACCAAGTACTTCTTCTAATAAGGGAACGATATTAACACTCACCTAATTATTTAACTATATGATTACCAATCACCGCAAGCCGCTGCTTTTGGGGAACCTGGTTTAGCAGAAGAACATTTATGTCTCGCACGGAAAGACTTCCTGCGTTTTGGGTTGTCTTTACCGACTCTTACACCAGCTTGACCCCAATGGATTCTTTTATAAGAACCATCTGGTTGTCTAGCGCATTTAGTCCATTTTTTACCTTTTCTATCACTAGATGCTTTTTTTGTCGGACCAGTGCATTTACTTTCAAGCAATGCGTTGACTTCTTGAAGATCGATCATGAAGTCATTAACATCCAAATTGAAAGAAGATGCGTATCTTACTGCCAATTCATCGAAGGATTCGGTGATGTTTTCTGCTTTTAATGATGAAATTATTTTAATAGCAGCATTAGCTTTACCTCTTATTGCTTGAAACGGTCCTTTTGCAAGGTTGATGAGCATATCTTTTTTATTTTTATCAATTTTTTGTTTTTTGAGATATGCGATCAAGTCGGGTCTAATTTCTTCCCATTCTCTCTCGTTTTTAATTTCACTCATACGAGTCATCATACCATCCCCCTTAGTAAGAGAATCTGCACGTTTTTTCTGTTTCATGTTCAGCGCAATGGCAGGTGATTTAAGAATAATATGGGAGAAGTAATTCACCAAAGAAAACAATGGTAAATTTTTATATAATTGTTCAATCGCAATGCTATAATTATCACCTCTACTGGTGTTGAAGAAATTTTGTTTAGAATTTTCATATCTTTCTTGTTGTAATTTTAAAAACAATTTCAAAGGATTTGAATCATCAGAGGATAACAACATTTCCAACAATTGCATTTGCACTTGAGAATTTTTTTCAACTTCTTTTTGAAGCATTTCATAATCTAATTCATGAAGAGGGATGATTCGAGATTGAGATTCTTGACCATCGATCATAAGCGCATCTGATTGTTTTTTGTAAAGACGCTTCGCAGTATCTCTGATAACATAAAGCATTTGCTCCAAATAACTATCACTCAACTCCTCATTTTCCAATGCTACGTTTTCAATTTGTGAAAAGACATTATCCAATTCTCCTTGTTCTTCATCTTTTTGAGCTTTTAAGTCTTTCAATTCTTTCTCAAACTCAGCCACACTTGGATCTTGACGTTTTTTAGGATCATTCACAATCGTGATCAATCGGTTAATTCTACCCCAAAGATTATCAATTGTTTTTGGTTTGTATTTAATAACACTTTCTTGGTATGCTGAAATTTGTTTACGATTTTTCTTAAAACCGTTCATAATACCTCTCATTTGATCAGCAAATACTTCATCGTTTTTCAACAATTGAAACGCCTTTCCGAGTAATTTAATAATCGATACTTGATCGGACATCCCTTTATCAGCGGGATCTTTTTGTTCTGGTTTAAATATTTCTGGATTGTAATTACTTTTACCAATTGGAGATGAGGAGATACCAGACGGTCCTTCGGATTCCGATGCTCTGTAAAATCTTTCTCCTGGTTTAGTTCCCTTTGCTTCCAATGCCAATGTGTATAAATCTTCGAAATTCATATTATTATTTATCAAAAAGACTAAATAATCTTATGGGTAAAAAATTTGATGCAATCTACGAGTCCGTTATTTCTAGAGGTGAAGCTGGAGGTTATCTTCCAGGCGACTGTGTGAAATTTCGCACTGGTTATAAAAACACGGAAACCTACAAGCATATGCCATCCACTCTTAAAAAAGAAGTTGATGAATTGGCTACTTGTGGATTGAATATTAAAGTTGTTCAAGTAGGTGATAAACAATCAGGATTTTCCGCTGGTAATCAATTCAAACCAGCAGGTTGTGCTGTGTTGACTATCGCTGCTGATCACGGTGGTGGTAGAACTTATGGTAGAGTCACTGTAACTACTGATATGGTAGATGAAAGTGATGGCGTTCTAGTTCCTGATAAATTTAAGAAAAAAGATGTAGTCATTATTAAACCTATGGAATTAAAAGTCGATCCAAATCTCATTACCAATGTAACTGATAAAGGAAATGGTAAGAATACTCCAACAAATCTTAAATTGGCGGGGGAATCCAAATCTTGGGAATCCGTGAATGAATTGACCATGATCTATGAGGAAACATTGAGAGAAAAATTCGATTTCAAAAAAGCCGATAGAAATAAAAATGGTGAATTGGAAGATTGGGAAGAAAATATAGGTAAAAAAGTCTTTGGTGATGACGAAGATGAGGATGAGGGTGAGGGAGACAAAGATAATGAGGATTGCGGCGAGGAACAAGATGAGCAGGATGCTTGCTATAAAAAAGTAAAATCCCGATATGATGTGTGGCCTAGTGCATATGCTTCTGGCGCATTAGTTAAATGCAGAAAAGTAGGAGCAAAAAATTGGGGGAACAGTAAAAAGTAATGGAACGAATGTCCCAAAGACAGTTACTGGAAAATTTACGTGATTGGTTCGCTCCTCATGTAGATAAAAAAGGTAAGAAATTTAAAGGTTGGATCAACTGTAAAACAGGCGGACCTTGTGGTAGAAAAGATACATCAAAAGGTTCTTACCCTGCATGTAGAGCTACGAAAGCCGATTGTAAAAAAATAAAAGGCAAGATGTATAAAAAGAAAAGCTCTGAAAGAGTTAATTGGGAAAAGAATAATAAAAAAGATAAATAATAATATGGCTAGATATAATAATGAAGATCAACGTAATTTGGAAGAACTCTTGGAAGAAGGATTTTTAGACCGTTTTAAGGCTCGTGGCGCACAAGCACTCGGAGCGGTTAAAGGTGCTGGACAACAATTGAAAGGTAAAGCACAGCAATTTGCAGGTTCTGCTCTTGGCAAAACTGCTGAATTGGGTGGCAAGGCACTAGGTGTCGATGCTTCTCAAGGTAGTATGGCTGCAAAAGGTAAAGAACTACAAACACAAGGTCAAGGTAATATCGCGGCGGGTGGTAATCAAGGCGACAATGCTAAATTGGATTCTTACTCCAAAACAGTTGATGTTAAAATTGATAAACTTGTCCAAGAAATCACTAACGATTTGTCCAAATTGGGTATTCAAATCCCATCTAATAAGACAGGTCTTATTACAGGAGCTTCAAAGGGTTTGAAAACACATCTATTGAACGTTTTACAAAATTTAAAACAGTAATTCTTCCAACTGTAAAAGACAAGCGATACAACATATCTCCCTGTCAGTAACAGAAATCATTTTAAACAAGCTATCCGCAATTATTAGGATAGCTTGTTTTTTTATAGTATCATCAATTTGTAGATCATAGAAATGATTCAACAAATCTTTCAAAAGAGCTTCGTGATCAGAATCAAAAAGCTCTTCGTTCTCAATGAGAAACTTTCTGGTTTCCAGTGTCTTACCCGACTTGAGATTATTATAAATTAATTCTAATGTCTCATTAGTATCCTTCTTTGATTCAATAGTGAGGATACCAGACTTGGAGAACTTCTCCAACTCATTGATGCATTTCCTGATATCGGGAAAATGACTCTTAATTAGGTTCACCAGATTCTTCTTCTGATCATCAGGAATCTCCACATTCTCTTTCCTAAGAATATCCACACAACGACGAGTGACATCTTTCAGGGATGTGTAGAGTGTGAGACTCTGACAACGAGACTGTAGAGCAGGGATGATACGATGTTTGTAATTACCTGTGAGGATGAATCGTGTGGTGGATGAATAGGACTCCATGACATTACGCAGAATCCCCTGCGCCTGTTTGGAGATACCATCTGCTTCATCCAGAATTACAATTTTCAATCCACCATCGAAACTCATTGTCTGAGCAAAACCGATGACTTTCTCTCGAATTGTATCCACACCGTTTTCATCAGAGGCATTAATATACAAATAATCACAATCCAAAATATCTTTAGCGATGATTTTGGCAAGACTGGTCTTACCGCTTCCAGCAACACCAGTCAGTAACAAATTCGGGATATCTCTACCAAAATTTTGGATTATTTGTCTTGTTTTACCATCAACCATCAGATCATCCAAAGTCTGTGGTCTATATCGTTCAACCCATAAATCGCTCATACATCAATACCAATAGCATGGTTTGATCGTTTGTCAATAGTTCTTACGAGATTTGCACAGTCCAATAGGGAATCGAAGTCACCAATGTCGAACCAAAAACCATCCAGTTTCTCAACATTGACACCTTCCTTCTCATTCATCAAGCGAATAAGGTCAACGATTTCCAGTTCTCCTCTTGCCGATGGTGCGACCTTTTTAGCCATTTCAACCACTTCATTGGAAAATACATAAAGACCGATTACAGCATCTTCTGAGATAAATTCTTTAGGTTTCTCCACAATTTGTTTGATCAAACCATTTTCATCAGTTTCCACCACACCATATGCCGATGGGTCTTTTACTTTGTAAGTGTAGATTGTATTTGATTGGGGATGAATCGGTGAGTTACCAATGATAATATTATCACCAAGGATCAAACAGATTTCATCTGCATCTTTAATAAATTCTTCACCAACAATAAAAGCATCGACAAGACCACGAGGTTTGTCCTGAATTGCATAAGTCAGATTCAGACCGAATTTACCACCATCTCCCAACAAAATCTTAAATTGTTTTTGTTGTTCCTCATCAGCATTGATAATAAGGATATCTTGATAACCCATCTCCTTCAGTGTTTGAAGGGGATAGGCGATCACTGGTTTTTTATAGATACCCAATAATTGTTTGGATGTCGTTTTTGTAATGGGGTATAAACGAGTTGCTTTCCCTCCCGAAAGCACAATTCCTTTTTTAGTCATAAATTTTATACAGTTCGTCTTCAGAGATTTCTTGTTGTTTCTTTAATCTTTCCTTCTGATCAGCGATGATTTGTTCACAACATTCAATGATTGCTTGCTTCTCAGTTCTGATTGGAAAGATTTCTTGCAATTTGTTAGTATCCAACACACAGTTAGAACGATTCGCATATGCTTTCAATTGTGATCTATCTACCAATTTCCAATCAGAATTGTGCATACCGTATGATTTTAGAATCTCACAAATCTCCTCTGTTTTCAGTGGTTCGGGATTGGTAACATTGTAAATCTCTTTACGAACCCAATAAGTATCATCATTCAAAGTGCTAATAAGGCATTGCACGAAATCACAAAGATCAGGAATGTATGTCTTGGAATTTACAAGATTCAATAAATCATTATATTTTTTAATTTTGGTGAAATAATTTCGATATGAATTATCTTGACCAAAAGGCATTCTAATTCTCAAAACAATACCTTTCAAATCTTTTGCAAGATTTTCGTAAGCATGTTTGGATCTACTGTAGAATGAACTGTGATTTTGAAACAGTCCGAAATTAGGAGTATCTTTTTCCGACCACTCTTTGTCGTATCCATCATAAAGACAACCAGTAGAAACGTGGATGTAGTAGACTCCCAATGAGTCACATGATCTATTAATTTCCAAAGGAATAGTGGTGTTTAATTTCCAACATTCTTCTTTTTCCAATTCTGCTTGGTCTACGTTAGGTTTACCAGTAAATCCTGAACAATTTATTACCGTTCTAATATTATTATTGAGAATGAATTTCTTCAATACTGACATGTCATGGTAATCAAGATCGTTTCTCGATTTAATTTGGATGCTGAATTGATTGGATTGTAAATGGTTAAAAAGGTAATTACCAATGTAACCCTTTCCTAAAATTAAAATATTATTGTTCTGGCTCATATTCGTTCTCGATAAATTCTCTGATATTGATTAGACTACAAGTATCATTCTCTTGAATAAAGTCAAGGACACCTGCGCAGAAATCTTCAGCCATTACTGAAATTTCCGTGTCTTCAATTGAATCAAGAAAATCTTGAAAATCGTTAATAGATTTAATAATTTTCTCTTCGTGAGTTTCCAATTTTTTAAGTATTGTGTTTTTCTTCATATTAATTATCAAAAAATGTTATGTCAATGTCAAATGTTTTTTCTTCCCCATCGATAACCACTTTCGTTTGGCTTCTATCGATTTCTTTAACTTTATCAATGAATTTAGCAATGTCTTGATTGATGGTCAGAGGCAAGTTCTCGATCACTGAAATTCTATCTTTGATAGACAATTCAGAGAAACTCAAAGATTTTTCACCAAATTTCACACTCTTGACGAATTTAACAATTTCAAAAGTGAATAGATTAGTCAGATTCTTTCCGACATCTTTTTCTCCATCTTTTTTCAGAATATCAATTGCATAATTGATAACTTTATTTTCTTCAGATAATGTAGGGGTATCCAGTTCTACTGTCACTACACCCTCGACAGTATGTTGGAGAGGGATATCAATTTTCTCCAAAATTTTGATGTCTCTGATATTAATCTCTCCATCTGATGTTTTAACAATATCACCTAAACTTTCCTTTCTTAATTTTAAGATAACAGGAATTTTATCGACAACCAACCAACCATTACTTCCAGTGTTTTCGACGATGATATCATTCAACATTTTTTGGAATTTCAAAACACCAACAGTTCCTTCTGTGAAGGTTGAAATGATATTTTTTTGTTGTTTGAATGATAAAGGAGCGCAATCAAACTTTTCACCAGTAGTGATACAATTCACTTTGAATTTTGTATTTTTTAAATCTTGGATACTGTCCAAGAAGTTCTTAACATTATTGTCCATGCCCGTATTTACTACTGAAGATCAAATGTCAATAAAAAATCTACAAAAAATACAACCAAGACAACACCTTAGAATTTTTCATCGTTCTTCCACCTTCCAATCAGTCCTGAGAAGCGTGTAACCATCGGACATTTCAGGCAACACATCACCAATTATCGCCATTCTCAGCTTATCATAATTCGCAACCACCCGATCATACTCACGCAATGACACAACTAAAGAAGCCGAACAAGACGCTTCTGGCAACACGCCGAAAGTGTCTGTTTGGGAATCGGAGTTTACATCGGCGTGTGCCAGAGCTTGACGTTGTGTAGAATTATCATTCATAAGATTAATATTTATTATATGCTAGAAAAATATCAATTAAAAAAGTTGCGGTGTTTCGGGAACATCACTTTTCATTTTATCGATATAATATTCGATATCCATAATGGTAGAATCCATTAAAATCTTACCATCAATTTTCTTCGATAGATAATAGATGATATCTCGAAAGTAATCCATATCATAGGAATAAAACAAACCTTTAACCATTTCGTATGGTAAAGATGTTAAGAAGTTGATTTCCATGTTTTCCAGTGCAGCATTTTGCAAAATGACTTTTTTATCCTCTGCATTTATTAAAAATTGTATCATCTTATTGTAGAAATCTGCTGGTAATTTTTCCAACATTTCATCTTTAACTTCATCTGACAATTCCGTAAAATCAATAACAAAATTACCGTATTCTATTTTTTTAATAAAATTGGATACAGATAGAATATTCAATTCTTTTACAAATTTACTTGGGATATCGACTAATACTTTTATATTTGAATGTTCAAACCAAGTAGGTTGAGTGTGAAATCCATTCAATTCTTTTATAAGATAATCCAATGATATTTTTATATTTTTCTCTTTTATATTAAAATTGATAGTATATGATACATATTTCTCCCAATTCTTTAAGATATTTACGAACTTTTCATGTATATTATCACCTTTGAATTTGTTCAAATAATCCATGAAAAAGTCCTCATCTTCCTCCAAACATTTTTTTATATCGTTGATCGTTATCCTCATTACACAGCAATCTGTTCGTAATTCTGACAAGCAAATGTCACAGATTTCACAGGGAATTCTGTATTCTGATAATCCATCGTAAACCCTTCAACACCAGTGGGAAATGCTTTTCTAAAGATATAACCTTTTCTCAATTCGCCACCATTCGTGTATTGTTTTACTGTGATATCAGCTTTGAGATTTGCACCTGCTTCGATCAAACCTTTTATTGATAAAGCTATGATCCAAGGTCTAAAGTATTCATGCTCCAAATCTTTACGTGTTTCCAAGAAGTTCACGGAAAAGCTACGTGATAAGAAATCTTGTCTGTTATTCAACACATATCCTGGTAAAAATCCACCACTATTTTCACCAATTGAACTGGAACCAAAGTTAGCACCTTCAGTTGGAATTGTCACTGATTGTGCTGGTAAAATATTACCATTTTTCGTCATGGAATTAGGAGTGATCTTAGCTCTCCATTTTTCCTGCGCCAATTGTAAATACTGATTTATAGAATCATTAGACACTCCATCAATAGATACTGACCATAATACTGGTATAGAAAGACAGTATCTAGCGTCCCCTGAGAACGCTTGGAGAAAATCTTCAATCTGTGGGTTGGACATGTAATTACTTAATCACTTAGACCAGTCCACGATAGAAATGATACGCGAAAGTCGCAGTGAATGTTTTAATTTCACCAGTTCCATCAGCAATTTCATAAGAAACTTCACTGATATTTCTAAGAGAAGCACCAATCAATTGGATGGTTCTACCGACTTGCATTTCACTACCCGATGTTACATTAGAACCTCTTTGGCAAGGAATTTGAAGAACATCCAAAGTGATTACAGACTCATATCCTGGCATACAAATATTGCCAGTAGTGGTTTCATTGTCGAAAAGAATTCTACTTGCTCTTTCAAGTTTCTCTCTGATATCCAAATTTTGATCGAGATAAAATTCTACAGACCAACCTTCAGAACCTGGATAGCTAGATTTTCCAGGAATATTGAAAGTTTGACCTGAATAATTCACCTGTTTGTTTTCAATATCTCTTCCAGGAAAAGTAGCTGTTTTAGCGTAAACAAGATCAGTCTCACCATTCAAGGAGAGTCCTGTGATGTCGATTTGTTTAACACGGAAGAGGAAGTCGCGAGCAAATTGTTTTTGCATCGCCTGATTCATAAAATTCTCGATGGTAGTGGCCATAATAATATTTAACTTTAAGATGTGATTTTTCTCCAAATAAAGTTTCCAGCACTTTTTCTTTTCCCATTACAAACAGAACCGATATGTCCACTATCTATACCAGTCTGCCTCATAGCTTCTTGTATTGATGAATATCTTGCAACAAATTCCCCTGATTTAGTATATTGTTCCACTTCTATACGATCCTTTCGATTCATCATTAATTTATTTTTATGATCATCAGATGTTTTTTTACCATATCTCCCATTTCTCTCACCTCTTCTGGAATCTCCCATTTTTTTCTTCGTCTCCTCTGACATTTTTTTACCATACATAGGATGGTTTTCCCCACTCTTGGCTTTTGACATATTTTCTCTCCATTCTTCTGTGATGACTCTCCCTTTAAAAATTTCACTTCTTTTTTTGCGAGCTTCAAGAGATTGTGTTGCTGAATATCTATTTTGCCCTCTTGAACAAACATTGTATCCATTTCCACTCATTAAACTATTGTGTTCTTTTATTAATCTCTCTTCAATATCCAATAATTCTTCCTTAGACATATCGGGATAATATTGATATTTGAAGGAAAAATTTTCTAAACCATGTTTATTAATAGCTCTCAATATGGGTCTAGGAGTATCTATATTCGATTTATGATATGAATATACTCGCTGTCTCAGATTCATAGTTTCTCCGATATAAACCTTCCCATTTATTTCATTTTTTAAAATATAAATAGCAGGGTATTGATCATATTCAGTTGCTTTACCTAAATTGTAAATAGTAGTTCCAGCCATAATACTATTTAGTCATTTGTCAAAAATTTCAATAAAAAAAATCCTGATCAGTAAAAACCAATCAGGATTTGAATATTATTCAGTATTTAGATTAGATCAACTCATCAAAGTTTGCATCAGATCTAGTCGCCGTAAAGGTGCAGAGGATGAACTCTCCAGTTCTCGTTGGTTTGATTAGAATATCAACTTTCAGTTCATTGCTGTCAATGACTTGTGGTGTATTATTTCTCTCATCGCAGACGATCAAGTAATCATAGCAACCACCGTTTTCTTTCGCAGTTTTGAAGATTGGGTCTAGTGTATTGACCAATCTGGTGCGAGTGAATTCATTGTTAGGTTCAAACACGAAGAATTGTGCTGTTTTCTTGGTAGGTCTTTCCAGAGCAAGGAACAATCTACGAACATTGATACGATCAAATGCACTTGGTTTGCGAGACATCGTTTTTTGACCGAATACCACGATTCCTTGAGATGCAGAGAACATAACAGGGTTGATATTCACTTTGTAAAGTTCATCACGTTGTTTCTGATTAGGATTGATAGCGATGTCCAAAGCGTTGGTTACAAGACCACGAGTGAATCCAGCAGGAGCAGACCATGGGAATTCAGCAGCATCGCTACGAGCCATGATAGCAGCTTGATAACCAGAGAATGGAATCCAAACTTTCTCACCAGTGAAATCATCATAAGCTTGCACCCAGTTACCATAGGTAGCAGCGTAGGAGGTGTTTTCCAATTCAAATTGGTGTCTCATTGCCCAATAAACGTCCAATTGGAAGTTCTTGGTTTTATCAGCAAGAATCTTACTATTTCTACCAGTCACAAGAATGTGACGGATTGGATCAGCAATGAAGATACAGTCACCACGACCACCAGTGTTACTTGGGAGGTTACAGAAATTCTCAAATTGATTGAAGACTGCACTGTAGCTTCCACGAAGATCGGTAGCAACCGCATCGTTGAAAATATCTTGTGATGTTCTAAGAGAATCGACTTTCGCTTTCAATGCAGGATTGTATAGAGTATCGTCGTAATAAGGCGTTCCAGCGGCAGATGCCATTGTGAACACTGTTCCAAGACCACCTTCGACTACGACATCAATGTCGTAAATCTCATCGTTTTTAACACTTTCCAAAGCACGATTGATTTTATTTGGAATGCTTCCAATCAATTTCTGTGTAATTTTAGTTGGGCTATATGCACCAAGAGGATACAGAGCATCAGCTTTTACTTCCAAATCCTTAACAATTTCATCCAATTGTTGTGCAAATGCTCCGAACTTGTTGGTAGCAGATAAACTACCACCAGCAGACAATTTGCTAACTTCGTTGTAGAAATTATCAGTAAACACTCTGATTTTTTTCTGAGGAATGCCAGCGGAATCCAAAGAAGATTGTGTAAATTTATTGGAAATGTATGGGTTCACCATGACTTCCACATTACGAGCATTGGTATCTTGTGTTTCCAAGAAGAATGGAACAGATGGACCACCTGTAGGATTGAGTTGAGTACGGAATGTATCAATCGAACCAACAATTCTGTCATCCAGAACGAAATCCAATTTGAAAGATTCTGTAGCATAAATGCTCTTACGAAGTTTGAATACTCCCAAATTTAAGAGGTCATCATCTTCTCTACCATCAATGTTGTAATCTGTAAGATTCTCCATGATTTGAGAGATGCTATTGGAAGCTCCACTTGCAGTAGAAGACAGATTGAATTGCAGAGTGCCATTTGGAATCTGAGTATAGGTGCTGTGGTAGAGAGAAGTCAAGCTAGTAGTATATGCACGAGTAACAGCATTGAATGGGGAAGCGGGGTCGATGTTAGTATTATCGCAAATACCAACATAGTAACCTTCAAATTGACTGTTGATGGTGGTCTGAGCTTTATCAAGCACGATCACACCAGCATTACCCAAAGAGCTAAGAGACGCGCTAAGTCCGCTAGTAATTCCTGTTCTTGTTTGAGAATTTGAACTCCATTCGAACAAGGTTCCTTCGATTGCTTGGGCATATTGAGTCTCAGTTAGAGTAACTTGGATAGGGCTACCCAAGATGTAGGTAGCAGCAGAAAGATCCAAATTAGTTGTAACTGATGCCGACAAATTGGCAATCGTAGAAGCAGAAAGAGCGGGATTACTCAAACTCGCAGTTGAAACAACATCAGGTTTAACTGCAACTACTGGATAAACCAGTGCAGTGTGTTGTGTGCCGAATCCATCACCAGAACCGCTACCATAAGGAATGCGGAAAGTGTAGATGTTGGCAGGAGAATTCAGAAGTTCTCTTACAGTATAATAAAAATATCTTTCAGCACTATTCGTTGGTGTGCCGTAAATCGAATCCAATTCGTCTCTAGTAGTGATTTTGATCACTTCATCTGATGGACCTTGTGAGGTGAAACCAGTCACGAAAACGTTAGTACCAACATTTGTTGGTGCGATGAGACTCAAATCTCTTTCGAAAATTTCTACTCCTGGGCTATTGATTGTTCGTTGCATATAATTATTTAGCAAATACCGAACAAAAATTTCCTATTTAAGAAAGAGTCTGATTATATCTATCACATCCTAACAAATTGATGTGCATTTGTGAGAAAACAAAGGTAAATCCACTTTCAATCTCCATTTCACCCGTCTCGTTCTGAGAAAATGCCAATTCATCAATTGATGTCACAAAAGCTTTAGTATATTTAAATTGGATTACTTTATTATCATATTCATCCAAACCATACATCGTAATATCTGTTTGGTAATCGGAGAAATTACCATCGACTACAATTCCTTTTGCATTGAATTGTCCTGTTTTTTGGTCATGTTGTAAGTTCAACCATTGATAAATTGCCCAGTAATTATTATAGCCAGAATCCACCTTAAATTTTACATTTACAGGAGGATATGGATCTTTGGAGTGGGATGACACATAAAGAGTATCGCCAGCATATCGAGTCGCAATCGCTTTGATTGTCAGACCTGGAACCATTGTCCCATAGATACTGAATTGCACACTATCAGGGATGATCGTATTGTCATTTCTCGTGTAATTTGATTGGATCTTCTTGAGAATTGGGGGTAGATCAAATACCAGAAGGAATTTGTCTTTTCTTGTTCTGTTAAGAAAGCTTTGGACTACGGGAGTTGACATATCATTACTTATCAAGAATACTTAATGGAAAGCACTCTTTCAATAAGATATAAAATGGTTCATAGAAATAAACATTATCGGGAGGATGCTCCACTGACCACATTTTAACCATTTCATCAACTTCGTAGCCATTATATCCTTTTTCAGCGTTTTGTGCAACGTAGAATTTCCATTGAGGGTTGTTTTCAGCGAATTTATAGAATTTTTTAATATTTTCTTCTATTTTCTTTTTCGGAATTGATCTTTTAGCACCAGCTTTTGTCACTGTTGGAATGGCGTAAGATTTCCCCACCCTACCCTCTTGAATCCCTTCAGAACAGCCTTTTACATTATAAAGACCTTTCCATCCATTTGGTTTTAAGTGATAATCATAATTTCTCCAAACGTTACCAGACTGCCCGAAAGATGCCCAAGCTGCCGCTCCTGCACCATGGAAACCTTGATGATTGCTACCAAATACCCACACCTCATCATCTTTTAATTCGGTAATATACTTGGAGTATGATTTCATTTCATCAAATTTAAATAAAACACTTGTCCAGTGGGATAATCGATAGGCATGAGTCCGACGATCTCTTCACTAAGCGCAGACGGAGGCATCTTGTATAGAAGACTTCTAATCTTTCTAAATATTCTCCCTCTCCTCTTCACAAGAATGAGAGATTGGCCATAAAGCTGCCTGTATATTTTATTTTTCATATAAAAATACTAACAAAAAATCTACCAATGTCAACCAAAATATTTATTCATCGCATCCCATTGCTCATAAGAAATATTCCTATCAGGATTGGAATAAACAGAACCTTCAGGTAAGAACCATCCCTGTGCTTCCAAATCTGCCATGTCGCTAGCTGCCATTGAACCTGAACCACTAAAAAGCATTGGTGCTAAGTTAGAATTTTCAATTTTAGCAACTTCTTCATTGGTGTATATGGATGTGGCTGATTTGTATTTGAATAGTCCTTGGTCGATTGGTTTGATAACCAATGGTTTATCACAATCGTCTAGTTCATCAATTTCAAAATATAATTCGGTGATATCATTATACAATGCCATGAGCATCCAAACAGTTGCCATAACTCTATCGTCATGTTCTCCTGCTTTTGCTTTCCAAGAACCATTTGAATATCGAACAAATGTTTTGAATTCTTTCAAACAATCTATCGAACGGAAAGATACTGCTCTTGTTTCATTGACAAAATATCGCATATTAAGCACTGCTTTATATTTCGTATTGATATGAGAAATCATACCATTCTGTTTGTTTTTGTGTGCTTCTTTCGCACCCCAAGAAACCAGATTTTGATACATGAACTCGTTTGCCAATCGATCACAAACACCTGATCCTTGGTTGTTTCTCTCTATGAGTAGCAGAGGATTGCCCCAATGACCACAAATTTCATTGACCACATTTGTGAATTCTGATGGACCGATTTTGTTGTTGACATATTCAGCAACTTGCACGATTTCTTTTGGATTGGTAATATCAAAGATTTCCAAAACAGATGCATCCAATCCGACACCTTCCGCAACGTCACCACCAATGGCATATATTTTCTCCTGATCATACTCTTCCCAAATTTTGTAGTGACCATCTTTGAGAATATGTTTTGGTTCAGAGCATTCCGATTTTAATTTATCGAATAATGCTTCGTCAATCGACTGTTGGCTATTATCCAAGAATTCGTTACCATATTCCTGATTAAATGCTTCATAAGAACCCAAATCTTTGATTTGTTCTTGTTTCCACTCTTCGTCACGACCTGGAACTTCCCACCAATCAATACGCTCATAATGGAATCTGTTTTCCTTTTTGGTTGCACCGATATATAGACGATGGAATAGATTCCCAACACCATTTGGGGTTGATGTGATAAGAATCCTAGATGTTCTAGCACGAGAAATTGTTGGATATACCGATCTCCAGAAGTCTTCAACAATACTCTCTGGTTCGATGAAAGCAAGCTCATCTAACAACAATAGGTTAATTGTTTTACCCCTTGCAGCATTACCAGTGGTGGTTGAAATCTCAATGCTACTACCATTAGCCAATTCCAATCCAGTATCACCCCATTTTTTAATACCTGGCTTCAACCAGTTAGGCAATTCCATGTAAGCAAGTCGGACTCGTTTGAAGATGTTTTTAGCAGTTTCCTCTTTGTTAGCAACGATAACGATGTTTTTATGGTCTTTGAAACATGCTTCATGTAAAGCTAATGCTGTTGCGATGGTGGTTTTACCACTCTGTCTCGATGATAGAACAATATTGAATCGGTGTTCATCAAAAGCTTCTAACAGTCTCTCTTGATAATCAAACAAAGGAATGACTTTCTTACCTTCATCGGGATCAATAATATAAAAGTAATTTGATGCGAAATATAAAAGAGATTCCTTACACTTCTCTATCTCCATCACCATTTCTGGTGTATATTCAAACACTGCATCAGCAGTTGGGAGATTGGGATTACCCATATACTCCTGTCTTTTTCTTTTAGCAGCCATAATTAAAAGTAATTACCATATATACTCCCATCACTGCCTCCTGTAGATGGTGGGAATATCTCATTTCTCACAATATCATCGGAATTTTCCGTATAGATCTTATTGGCACTCAAAGCACTGGACAATTCAGGGAACAATACTGAAGATATTTTACCGAAGTAAGAATTATCAGCATTTTGTTGATTGAATGCTTCTCTAGGTTCATTGGTAACGAAATTGTGTTCACTACGAACTGCTTTCAGTCTCCATACATAATGACCCATTGCGGGGTTGAGTTCTGATTGGTCTTCGTCCATCGCCTCTGACACTTCAAATATCTTAGCACTTCTACCATTAGGTCTATCACATCCAAATGGATAAACGATAATCTTGTCCTGTGATTTGGGTTCTACTGGATGATTTTGGAAATAACTCAAAGAACCGAATTTCGTCTCAAATTCATCGATATGTAAATACAATGTTAAAGTATCAGGGGAGTCCATACCAGCCAAAGCATAAATTGGAGAACCATTTTCCATTTGGATATATGCTTTGATTTCCATTGCACTCAACCAATACATCGTGGTATGTTCTCCATAAATAGAATTCATTTGGTCTGGTTCAAAAGTATTGACCATATAACCAATTGTTACACCATAGTTATTGATGAGTTCTCCAAATTGAGAATTAAAAATTGCTCTTTCTGCTTGGAAATTAGATGGATCAGCGAATCCACCACAATTAGGACGATATACACCAGCGAAAATTTTCTCAGGTGTTAAGCATGATAAAGGTATTGTTGGACATCCAGCCATTATTTTTTAATTTCTATGATTTTTCCGCATTGTTGACCATGAAGATTGGTAAACATTTTTATAACTTGATTGGAATTCTTTCTTTTGATTTCTTTACCATCTTCAAATTCAATACCACCCAAAGATCCCAACTCTTTTAATAATTCATCACCGATCAAAATTTGACCATTGGTTCTGATCTTTTGATATGGCCCTTCAGTTGAGATATTTTTTCTATTAACCATACGGACAATATCACTACCACCTTTTTTGTTGTCAGGATTGACTAGACTTTGTTTAATATTCCCAAAAGCATCTTTATGGCGGTATTCTAATATGACACCGTTGTGTTTTTCGAAAAATTCCAGAAAAGATTCCATATTACTATTTAAGAAAAAAGGGAGAATCACCACGATTCTCCCTTCTTGAGTTTATTTTTTCTAGAAATTATTAGCGGAAGAAATCTTCCGACTGTCTCAAATCAGACACTTTGTTTTGTTTGCCGTAATTTGGTTGTTTTGCACCATGCAGAGCATGACCGTAATCACCATCGTTACCAACTTTATCAGTGGTTCCAGTTACTTTGGTTCCTTGATTCTTAGGTTGTGGGCGACCACCAACTTTGTTGTTTTTGGATTGAAGTTTGTGAGAGCCGTCTTTGGAGTTTTTAGCACCAATCGTTCCATCGTTACCAACTTCATCGGTAGGATAAAAGTTTTGTTCATCTTCTTCTGCGTTGCTGTATTCCTCTTCATCGTCATACATATCGCCTTCTTCATCCATTTCATCGCCTTCTACATCGAAATCGAGATCATCTCCTTCGTCACCGAGGTCTTCTTCACCTCCAAGAACGCCCATAAGAACATCATGAAGTTTCTGAGCAGTAGCACGGTCGAGAGTAAAGGTAACTTCATCACCCATGTCTTCATCACCCATGTCTTCACCCATGTCATCACCGAATTCGTCATCAGTAGGAGCATCGGAAAGACCCAATGCAGCGTTTTCAGCGTCTTCGGAGAAATCGCCGCCCATCACAGATTCAAACAATTTATCAAATGTAGATTTTTTCATCATAAAAGTATTTAGTCTTTCTCTTGCAATTTTTTTAGATTCTTCAACAATATTTTCTTCAGCCTCTTCTCTTTGCATATTTTTTTTCATATCTTTGAGATTTTTCTCAAGAGAAGCTTTTTCTTTATCAGAAAGATTAGGATTTTTCAATTTTTTCTCAATTTCAGAAATTCTATCATATTGTTTTTCTTCGTTGTCTTCTTCATCACAACCACAATAATCATCGTTCAATGCTTTATGGAAACCATCTGCTTCTGTCGGTCCTCCTTTTTGGATACCCATTTTATCATTGAATGCGTTTTTCGACATTTTAGGAATTTTTTTGGATTTGTTGATATTTTCCTGAGCATTCTCATTCACAACGGTTTTAACGTTTTTAAGCATTTCCCCGTAAACATCTCCTAGTGTTGTTTGTTTTTTTCTCATAAATTATGGTTGGTATGGTTGATCGGTTACAGTTACAGTTCCAGTATTAACATCTATATCGAATGAATTAGTTGGATATTTCAATTCAACAGTAGAACCATCAAATTGTGCCAATTCTGAAATGAATTGGCACAATTTAGCGTGAAAATGGAAAACTTTGAATACATCAACTCCCAATTCATCGATAATTTCTTGAGGAGTTAAATTTTCATGATTCCACATGATGTCAATACCATCTCTCTGGGTTTTAACCAAATTGTTAAAGCAATTTTTTGATAATTCTTTAATACGTCTGGTGGTATTTTCCAGTCTAACCTTCTTTGGCACTGGTACTCGTAATGGTATTGTGTTGTCTCCTAATAATGACATGTTATTATTTAGCTAAATTTTTCCAAAATTCGTAACCTTTTAGTGTTTTACATATATCTTCTCCTAAAATCTCATTTGCTTTAGAATTGGAAGGGATGATAGAATTTTTTATTGTGTGTAGATCAACGTAATTATACACTGTATCATCCTCTGGTGTCTTATTGACTATATTATTGAAATCGTGTTCAATTTTAGGAATATCTAAAAATTCCCAAACCTTATCCATAACATATTGTGGATTATGTGTAAGATAATCGTAATCAATCAAAAGAAACCTGTCACTATAACCTCTCAAAAAGGCATCCTTTAAAATTGCATACGCTGATCCGACTTCACCTTGTAGACTTCCCCAATGCTGCATTCTACCCTCAGTTGTGACGCATTGAGGCATCGGACCTTGAGGTGGGAATTTATATGAACCTTTTCTATATAAAGACTCGAAAGAAGCTAAAACATCTTTGATGTCTCTCACAGGGGCAATAATTTTAACTTTTTTACCTGTTATTGTTTCGATCATTTCTATATTATGACCCCATGCTCTCGACTTATCAAAGATGTATGGTTTTTCGGTGTTGTGGTAATTGTAAAATACTGTATTGAGTATTCTTTTCAAGTTTTCATCAGCAGAAGCATTCTTATCAGCACGGTGTTCTAGCATATTAGACCAAGAAACCTTAATACTGTTTAATAGATTTGGCAAGCCAGAGGTAGGAGTGCAGAATACGTTTTCATTCTGTGCCAATAAGTTCATGAGTAGTGTGCTACCAGATCTTGGTAGACCTCCAACAAAAAATATTTCTTTCATCCTAAGATTTAGTCTATATTAGGCAGGAAGAAAGGCAATTTTTCTCAAAACACCATTTATTCTCACAACTAAAGCAGTATCACCGTTTGTCGTGGATAGAGGTACTGATGCTGATCCAAGAACGAGTTGATTCCGTGCGGTAGGAACAGCACCATTACCTAAAGCAATACAACCTGATAAAGATGCACCAGAATTTGAACCAATGAAGATAGAATCATTTGCATCAGTAGCATTAAGACCAGCATTCTGCCCTATAAAAATAGAATTATTTGCATTTATAGCACCGCTACCAGCATTATAACCTAAAAAATTAGAATTATTCGCATAGGTAGCATCATTACCAGCCTTCTGACCTAAAAAATTAGAATGATTCGCAAATTTAGCCTTATAACCAGCATCAAAACCAAAGAAATTGGAATTATTCGCATATACGGCATAAATGCCAGTGCTACCACCACCCGCCCTCTGACCAAAGAAATTAGAATTATATGCCTCTTCGCATCGTTCACCAGCCTCAAGACCAAAGAAATTAGAATTACTTGCATTGGTAGCATTATTACCAGCATATCTTCCTAAGAAATTGGAATTATTCGCATCATCAGCTTGAAAACCAGCATTATAGCCTAAGAAATTGGAATTAGCTGCATTGATAGCATCATTACCAGCACCATTACCTAAAAAATTAGAATTATTTGCACTATCAGCACTACTACCAGCACCATTACCTAAGAAATTAGAATTATTTGCACCTGTAGCACTACTACCAGCACCACTACCTAAAAAATTAGAATTATTTGCATTATCAGCACTACTACCAGCACCACTACCTAAAAAATTAGAATTATTTGCACCTGTAGCACCGTTACCAGAGTAAAGACCTATGAAGTTAGAAGAATATGCATTTGTAACACCAAACCCAGCATATCTACCTACAAAGTTAGAATCAGTCGCATTTGTAGCACCAACCCCAGCAGCGTAACCTACAAAAAAACTATTTAAGATTGGTGTATTGATAGGTAGGCTACCTATGTTGATCGCACTCGAAGCAAATGTCTGTGTCGATGAGAAATTGTTATCAACGTTCACTTTCGCATAATTAGCGGAATTAGCACGGAAAGTGGTCGCAGTGCTTTGCCAGTTGGATGATAAGCTACGAACTGTGGTTGTAGTGCTTTGCCAATCAGAGGATAAGCCACGAACTGTGGTATCCGTATAATTTTTGATAGAGCTTAAAGGAGTATTATATGTCACCCCTCTTTGATTCAAAATAAAAGTCTCACCACCAGATAGAGGTGTTGTTGCTGGATCATATTGGGAAATCTTAGGCATATGATTATTTAGTCATCAATTAAATAATAATGTGAGTATTAAAATATCATCTCTTCAAAAGTCGAAAGCACAGAAAAATGCAAGTTCTTCAGGATATTTGTATAAAGATGTCGATTTTGACCTCAAGCCAGCTTATTCTTACAATAACCAATTGAATAGAAAAGAGAATTTGAAGGATATTCAAGCCACATTCGATGTCGAAGCGATTAAAAATAGTATTGTTAATTGTTTCTTGACAGCACCTGGTCAAAAGATATTGAATCCTACCTTTGGTATTGATCTGAGAAGATTTTTATTTGAACCTGTGGATGATTATACCTCAGAAATCATCGAAGATGACATCTCAAGCAGATTACCTCTTTTAGAACCAAGAATTACAGTGACAAATGTTTCGGTATTTGCTGATCCTGATGCACAGGAATATCGAATTTTTCTACAAATCAATATTCCATCTTTAGATGTGGAAGGTTTAAGTATCAAATCAAAATTAAATACCATCGGTTACACTATCCTCTAAATAATAAAAAATGAAAGAATCTATTGAATACAATTTACCGAAAAACGCTTACATCAATTTCGATGCGCTTTCTCTCAAAGATTTCATCATTCAAAAATTGAATGAAAATTCTAATTTCACTGATCAGAATTATGAGGGAAGTAACTTAGCTTCTTTTATTGATATCATCGCTTTTAGTTACCATGTTTTACTGTTTTATTTGAACCAGACAGCTTCGGAGAGTATGTTCTCTCAAGCTACGATTTATGAGAACATCAACAAAATCGTAAATTTGATCGGGTATAAACCAACTGGTAAACAAACATCTCTAGTTCCTGTGTCATGTGTGGCAAGCAATTCTTTGGGAGTTGGTAACTACACATTAAGAAAATATGGATATTTCTTGGTTGATAAAATCCAATACACGATATTGGAAGATTTCAATTTTGAAAAATCAATTACTGGTTCTCAGGATATTGATAGTATTAAAAATAATTTAATCCTTTATCAAGGCACAGTTGGTGAATATCCAATATACACTGCAAATGGTGATGAATTTGAAACTCTCCCGATTGTAGTAGTTAATAGAGTCGATACCAACGATACCAGATTTATTGCTGATGGGACTATCAGTGTGTATGTCAAAGAGCAGAGTGATGGTAAATGGTATGAATACCAAGAATTGGATAATATTTTCCTCGCTAAAAACGATGATCGTTACTACAGTGTTCGCCTGAACGATTCAGGGTTCCATGAAGTCAAATTCGGTAATGGTGTTTTCGGTAAAAAAATTGAATCTGGTGATGAAGTTGCAATTTATTACATCCTGAGTGATAACATCAATGGTATTATCAGCAAAGGTGCTATCAATGGTAACAAATTGTTCAATTTCAACTCCACTATATTCACTCAAATCTATAATGATACCACAACTTCCAACAGTGAGAATGTCATTGATTCTGTAAACAATTCGTTTCTGTATTTCACCAATACAGACAATTCCACTGCTATATCGGAAGCAGAAAGTGTTGAGCAAATCAAAAACAACGTTCCAAAATATTTAAATTCTCAAATAAAATTGGTAACTGAGGATGATTATGATACTTTCTTGAACAAAGAGATATCGAATATCATTTCTTCTGTTAAGACTGTCAACAACAAAATTTTTATTGATAGTTACATTGACTATTTCTACAAAATCTGCGTTGATCCCAATAAATCAAACAGAGTAATCATAAATCAAGTAAATTTCGCAGATTCTTGTGACTTCAATAATGTAAACGTGTTCTGTGTTCCCAAATTTAGTCTAAAAGATGATGGCATCTATCCACCGTTTCTATCAAATAGCTTGAAAAATTTGATTATTGAAAAAACAAAAGATAGAAAAATTTTAAGCCATGAAGTAGTCCCTCGTGATCCAATTTATGTCGCTTTCGATATTGGATTTACCAATGGTGTCGCCAACAAAAGCGTCTTGGATACGAGTAAATTGGAAATTGTTCGTAAAAACGATTCTAAAACAAATCCTGAAAATTTGAAAAAGAAAGTTGGTGATATCATCTTGTCGTTTTTCGATAGTTCAAGAAATGTTTTGGGTCAAAAGCTGGATATTTCATCGCTGACATCGGACATATTAAGTTTGGAAGGAGTCGCCAATATAAGAACAAGAAATGGTAATGAAATTTTCAATGGTATTTCATTCGTATCATGGAATCCTATTTATGAGGATGTTGATGATCTTATTATCAATCAAACGACGACATTACCATTCTTTAAATTCCCTTATTTCTTCAATCCTCAATCAATATATCAAAAAATTTCAATAGTAAATGAGTAATTACCAACAATTTGATTTTAAAATCGTTGATTACAAAAACGAACAAGTTCTTAGTGCATATGCTCTAAAGGAAACACCGTTAAAATTTATACCAAATGTTAATAATTTTGTATATATTAGAGTTTTGTGGGATTTCGGTGATGGGACATATTCCACATCATTAACTGCTAACAAATATTACGATAAGCCTGGAAAATATGATACCAATCTAACAATTTTCGATTGCTATTCAAACGCTATTATATCAAATACAATTAAAACAGTTGATATCAAAGACTATTTGGTAAACACCTTTAGAATAGACTTTGAAGATGCATCGTATTATGATAATATTACATGGAAAAATGGAAAGATTTCAGGTCCTTTAATTGCTTCGGCAACTTACCCAAGTAATGTTACTCCTTCCACCATATTCTACAGAATAAGCGGAAGTGGTAGTGAGTATTATTTCCAAGATACTCCAGATAAGTTCAGACATTTAAGAAACACATATTCTTTTTTTGAAAAAATATACAATCAAACAAAAAAACAATATGAATATATCGAGATTGATAAAATTGAAATAGATACAGTTCCAGTGTATGCTAAGATATCAAATAATAGTATTACATTGACTAATTCTACAGATGTATCAGCGTTTTATGTTGGTCTATCAGGTAACAAGCAAGTTTATTTTAAAGACGATAGTGTCAATAAGTTGCAAATCGATCTTTTCTTTGATAAGAGAAACAATAACATATGGGACAACAATTTGAAAGTGTCTCTATCTGCTAATATCATCCAAAACAATGAAGTCGATAATTTCAGTGTTACCTCAAATGGTATGGATGGTGAATTTTATGCGGAAGATTCTTTCAACATAGATTCTCAAAAGTTTTCAAACGTCGATATTCCCTTTGTTATCAAAGTTAAAGATTCAGAACACTTTACAGTTAAGAATTTTAAACCTCTTTCTGCTTCAAACTTAGTATATACGGTGTTATCTTCAAACGAAGTTATTTCATCTCAATATTATACAATATCAGCTAAGGATTCTTTCAATGGTGCAGTGAGAAATACCATACGTTTCACATCACCAACCAAAATGAATGATGTTAAAATCACGGTATCTGGATCAGTATCATCAGTTCAAGGTAGTGTATACTCTTTGAATGGTGAGACATCTGTATTTGATGTTTATCCACAGAATTTCTTAACAATTGAGAAAAAGAATGAGAGTTACGATGCCACTGAAATGTTCAAGGATTTACGATTCCAAGAATTTCTTTTGGATGATAGTATGCTGTTTGATGAGTTCATTGGGTCTATATTTGGAACATTGACTTCATCTTATGACACTCTTGGTAAGAAGATATACGAAAAAATAACAAATTTTGTTCAAAATATTCAAGATGTTGATAGGAATGAGATATTCCCATTAATTTCGCAAATGAAAATGCTGAATGCATCGAATAATGTGTTTGAGGACAATTCTTTCACTTATCCAGAAAAAATTAAAAGAATTTTGGATCTTTTTTCCATCAGCAACAATAAATTGTTGGGTATCAATAATAAATTCAAAGAAAATTTCGATTTGAGAGGATATTCATCTAAGAGTGTATACGGTATCAATCTCGGAGATGAGATAAACACGAATACTTATGTGGTGTCTGCTGGAATCCCTATTGTAGCACTCGAAAAGTTCAGTAATAAATATTCCCTATTGAATACTGAGCAGCCTGTTGAATATACCACAAATACTGTCTATGCATTATCATCCTACAATCAAAATTGGGGATGGCCGTTGGTATTACCTGATACTTTCCAATTTGGAGATATAGAAAAATATTATCTATTTTTCGAATATGTCGATACTTTCGATAATACTCTGTATGACAACACCATAATCAAAGATAATACGTTATATGACATGTTATCCACGGAAAACATCATTAGAGATAATGATAATGATCCAATTTTGGATGAAAACGGTGATTACATTCTCAGTGAATATGTCACACCGTCTTACAAAGACTTCACAATGGGAATTGTATTACGTGATACGCTTTATCAATCATTATCTCTGGTTAAATAATAAAAATGGAGAACGTATTAAACATCACACTTCCCAAATCCATCACAAATCCAAATGTCGATATTGTCGATGCTTTGGATTCGTCACAACCATTTTCTTTCTTAGAATTTATAAAAGTAGTAGAAGATTCAGTTGATAACTTACAAAATGTTTACATTCAATACTTGAAAAGATGGAACAGGGTGAAGAATGTGAAGGAATCAGAAGATTCTTTGGTTATTATCGAGAGATATAGAGATTTCATAAAAGAAATAAATTTAAAATACTCCACAACAGAGGAACAGAAATTCTTATCACAATTGGATTTTAATGATCCTTTGGATTTAGAGTTGGCGATACCATTCTACAGTCGAAAATTGATAGAGATTGCTAATTATTACAATAAAAAGAGAGAAGAAGCAAAATATCAAGTTGTAAAGAAAAAGTTACTCGGCACTAATAATCTATTGGTGCAAGAAATAAGAAACAATATCATAAATTATTTGGAAAATGTTTCTAATGGTGAAATTTATTATGATATTCAACAAATCAAGGAAGATATCGATATTGATATTGATGAATTGTATGATTCATATCCATTGTATTTCAACCAAACTCCGAATGATAGGATTTATGATAATAAAGATCTAGATTATGGGTTGGATATATTTTTGAAAAATAATTCAGAAATTATTTCAAACGTGTTTTCTAGTATGTCTAGTTCGGAATTAGGTATCAAAGAAATAAATGACCTTTTGGATAATAAAAGAAGACTAACGAAAAAATACATCGGTAGTGATTTCTATTACTTGTCCACTGGCTCAACTGTGAATAATTTTGTATCTGGTTTGGCTATATTGGCTGATGACCCGTCACAAAATTTTTTAAATGTTGATTATCCAACTACAGCATCGACAGATAGAAAAATCTTAATTACAAAAGAAGATATTGGATATTTTCGACCCCATAAAACCTCGATAATCAATATTGATGGGAAAACACTCAGCTTTTCTTTCAATACTGAGAATCTAGAGCCGAATACCATTTATTATTTCCCTGATCCGTCTATAAGAGGTGATAATGGTGATATTGTCACGTTTATCAATGATAATGACTATGTTCGTAGAAATTTCACTTCTGGTAAATCACAAATATTACCATCAAGTAAAAGAAATGACAGTAAATATTACGGATACGTATCAAAAATCGAACCAAATTTCGACAAATATCTTGATAGATTACCAAATATCGGTTATCTACAAGATTCTAAACGTGATATCTACAACAATTTATTTGGATTGTTTAAAGATGATAATAGCTTCACAAAAACTATTTCTACTTATGAAGCTGCCCCTGTATATTATCAGATATTGAATGGTCATACTTTTTATGACTATCTCTATGGAGAAGGTTTCAATTTCAATTATTCAACAGTTGATAATACCACATACGATTACACGAGTAGATCAGGATTGAGTACATTCACCAACGGTTTTTCCAGTATCGATCTGTATTATCAAATATTTGGTGGTGATTTCAGCAATAATGAATTTTATTATGAGGGTGAATATCTTCCAAATTTCCAAACATTGGAAGGTTTGTTCATAATGGACGGTGATACTCCGTATATCGACGCAGCATCGTCTGATTTGAGTTCTTTTGAATTGAGTGGTAATTTCTATTACTCAAGACTGATTGAAGGTGGTATTAATTCTTCCTCACCATTGAGAAGAGCTTTGAATGATTCTAGATTCCCGACTATAACAGCGAACATGACTCAAAATGTGTTTCCTAATGAATTAAGCACATTTATGATTGATGGTGCTTGGTTTGGTAGTGATTATCCAGATTTTTCCCCGACTATATCTCAAATTTATTACGATAATACTACTTTGAAATCGAGTGAATACGTATTATCGTCAGCACCTGTTCAAAATCTTTATAACAGATTTAATTTGAATGGTAAATTGTATGTTAGAAACTCATATACAATGGAAATTTCACCTTTTGAATCTGAATTGAGTTATCTAACAGGTGTTCTCCCATTGTCAGTGTATACTGAATCGGTAAGTGCTGTTAAGAGATTTGATATTATCTCTGATATTCTCACAATTGAAACGGAAAACAACTTAATTATCACTAAATTGATTTTTGAAGATGGTGAATTTTTGACTCCAACCAAACAGACATATATAGTCCAGCATAATGGAAATATTTCAAATAGATACAGTAAAGATGGTAAAATTTACTTCACCACTATTGGAAGCTTGTCGAGTAATAATGTCGATTATGTGCTTGTAAGACCTTCGATATTTGAATTCAACACTGAAAAACACACTTTATCGGAATATGATGATTATTCCATATCTCCAATAAAAGTGAATTCGCCCTCAATGTCCACATTTGAATCGCCAACATTGGCTTACAATCCGAAAAATGATAAGTTCACCACATCATTCTTGATTAAGAATGCTCTAAATGAATTTATTATAAGTGAAATGGATTTCAAAATGAATCCTTTGGAAATAATAAATATTTCACAATACAATCAAAAATGAATACTGCATATTTATCTTTATCTTCGAGTAACACATCCAATACAACGACAGTGCCTTTGGTGGTGTTGAATGATATAACAACGCTAAATGTTGTTTTGACTGGTGTTTCGGAAAAATTTCTACCTTGTTTCTTGAAAATAAATTGGGGTGATAATGTTGAAGATTTTTTTGAAAATGATGTAATGTTGAACATTTTTTCACCGATTAATAGGTATTCGGAGGTATTGAATACTACTCATAGTCATGTCTATTACCCAAGTGTTTCTTCAACGAGTAAAAATCTATCGGCAAATGTTTACATATCCTATTGTAATGGTGATGTTTCTACTTTCACCGTTCCCATCAGTGTTGTCAATTATAATTATTCACAAAGTATTGAAGATTTGACGTTGATAAAGACCATCAGCAAATTTGATAAAAAAATACACCAATTTGTGACCAAAAATGGTGGGTATTTGATTGAGCTTGAAACACCATTCAATTAAATACTAATGTGGATACCTTTATAAGTCAAATATCATCCTGTAAAGCTCGTGATTTCTCATACAATGATGAGAATTTCACGCTCAATAAATTTGAAAGATACTATGATGGAGGGTATAAATTCAATTTTTATAACGCATTTTCCAACATCAGAGATGTCAAATATAAAAATTACAGCATTTTCTATTTGACTGATGAACGTAAGCTGTCTGACATAACTCTCAATGATAAAAATGTTATAAAATTGGAAAAATCTCTGACATTTTTAAAATTTGGAGGGATTTATTTGGGATTCAAACCAAAAGATACTGAACAATTGGCATTATCTGGCATTTATACAAAATATGATTATTATGGAGATTATTCTTTCCTCGATATTACGTCAGATTCGACCAATTTTATAATTGATCTGAAAGATTCAAATGTTTGTAACATTTACAAAATTTACAATTATAAAAAATACTATCTAACGCAAGATTCTAACAACACTGTCAATTTTTATACTAGAAAATTAGGATTGTCTGGTATAGATTTCAATTACATTTACTCTAGCTCTAATAACTCGTTATGCCTATTCAGAAATGATGGATCTTGTAAGATACTCACAAAACAAGGTAATAATCTAACTCTAGTTCCGTTTACAAGTGCCAATAAAATATTGGCTCCCTTGAATAATATCAAAATTGACAAAAAAATCTATAATAATATTGGTGACAATGAGAATTTCACATTGGTTGGTTATGAGGAGAGTAACATCATCCCAGATAATCTGATAGAAAAAGATTTATCTAACAATTATCTATTGCATTCTGAAAACGATGATGTTGAGATCATCACTTTGAAAAACCAATTGACTCAGGAAGATATTTTCACATCTGGAAACACTTTGATATCTTCAAACAATTCTCCTTTCTACATGAAAGAGATGAGATCGTATACATCGATTTTCAATGATATTGATAGTGAGAAAGACGAAAGTTTGTCTTTGAATTATGTATTCTACAATAAACCTTATATCATTAAAAGTGGTATGAATACGATTAAAGCTCCAAACGATCTAAATCCTTTCACAAAAATCAACATAAATGATACAAAATTTGTAGAATCAGGAGCATTTTCATATACAACTCCTCTGTATGCTGATAAGGTTTACAAATTGGATAATGCCAATGGATACACTGATGGACAAAATTACCTATGCACTTGGTTATCTGGTTCGCCTTCGAGTAATAATAAAGTATGGGTAGATAGATATTATTACCCAGATCGCATTGAGAAGGCATCAGCATTGGCGACTAATTCAACTTTCAATGTTACTTACACTGATTTGATTGAACAATTGGTATCTGGAAATGAACTAATTAAACAAAGTTTATCAGCTTATCAGGTTTTTGATAAGAAAAGTGATTTCATTATTGAACCAAATGATGTATTTGTATATGAACGGTTGAACTCTTTACCTGCTGTGAGTTCTCCAGATGAGATTCCAGTGTGTAAAATTGAAAATGTTAATGTTTTCAACGAAATAAATTATTTTGAAAATATAAATGCAGATGGTGTCTTTTCCATATTTTTCACTTTCAGTGGTGATAATACCAATTGGTCGTTTTCTAGTAAACGCAATAATATTAATGGTGGATTGAATATTGATAAGAAGAATGATGGTAATATTTCATTTCTGATGAATTTGTATGATCCTAGTAATGAAACTATTATCGGTTTTGATGCTACTGCAAGCTTTAAAAAATTAAAAATTAACACATTGGTAGTTGCTATCGATACTATTAATGGACGGGGATATTTCAATCTGAATGGTGCAAGTATCAAAGAGTTCACTTTTGATAAATCACAATTTTTTGGCAAGAAAATACTTTTCGGAGACTTTGTTGATAATGATCATATTCAAAATTTCAAAATATATACAAGATATATCGATTTCGACGAATCTTTAATATTACCATACACCAATGGGTTGCAAAGTATAGACACTCTGGTTATCACTATTCCATCTGGACAAAGAAATAGCGAAGATGAAATCGAATTGTTGCAAAGTGTCTGTAATAATCAAACCTTCAAATCAAATCATGTTGATATTTTGATTAAAAATATTAGTCTCCCCGATAATATCAAAAATGAATTGAAAAGGATTGTAACGGAAACATGCAAATCCTTCTCACCTTTAACTTCGGAAGTAAATAACATAGAATTTATTGAATAATGATGACATATTTCAAATATACAAACGGTGAATCCTTTACCTTAAATGGTATTGATTATTCAGGATTTTTTAATGTTGATAATGGTGTGGCTTATACTGGCAAGACCAAAGACCAATTCTCTGAAGAATTGACATCGAAAAATAATTTTTCGTCGGAATTTTATCTTAAAAAATTAGAATTTGATAATCAATTTGATTCGATTCAACGCATAACACCATATTTCACTAATGCTTTCGATGTTTTAAATAAAAATGAATTAGATAAAATTTTCGATAAAATCAATACAAACAATTTGATTGTTTTCAAATCTTTGATTATTAGTAACCCTCAAATTGTGGATTTCGATGAAAACGATTGCCATTTTTATGGACTATCATCAACAATTAGAGATGAAAGAAACAATGATTTGATGGTGGGTAAAGATGTTGTCACACATATTGACAATTTCAACTATTCGAGTGAATGGGATTTTTTAGAAAAAGTGAAATATGGTGATTTTGTAGTGAAATCTGATCAAAAATTCAAATATCTCTGCTCAACTGGTAAAGAATTGATAACAATAAATGGATCATTTGATGATACTTCATTATTGACATATAATATTCAAAACTTGGAATTTGGCGAGGAGGTTTATGGTATAAATTATGATGAATTTGAAAATAAAATCAATATAATTATAAATGATGTCATCAACACTTATGAAGGATTGAATTATATCGAATGTGAAGCTTTAATCTTAGTTGATAGTATAAAAATCGGCAATGTTGACACCATTTCTTTAAAATGGAGTGCTAAAGAGAAATTTTCAAAAGCATTTGGCAATTTCAATGACAAATTTTTCAACATAAATTCCAATAATGTGAAATTTATGAAATATGGTGACAATATGAGAACCGTAATTGATGGGAATATTCTTTATCTTTGGAATAAAAAATCTTCAACATTACTTGGAAGAGTAAATCTATCTGAATATAGTATAGAAAATGTCGTGGCGATTGATATCAGAAGTGTTGACGATTTTGTCATCATTTTACATGAAAAAAACGGTATTTATTCAATTTTTACATTTGATCCTTATTCCATCTCCACTACTTTCACTAATTATGAAATAAATGATTTGGAGGTGGATAATTATGATATCGCTTTTTCAACTTACGATTCTAATATATTTTATATAAGAAGTGTGAAGAATATTGAAACTAGATTTATATCCAACCCACGTAATACTGCCAATAATTTCAAGAAATTCAATTTGAAATATCCACCTGACTATCTCTTCAAAAACACTTATCATAAATTTGGCAGTGACAACGCTCCAATTAAGTGGAATACGAATAGAATGAACGCCAATAACTTTTATAACATACTATTCAGTGAAATTACTAAGGGTGATAAAAATTACACATTATTACACAATTCTGGTAGAATATACGCTCTAAAACAACCTATCGAAGATAATAGATACACTGCAATTGATAGTAATATCACGAAAAATTTCAAAAATGTGACATGTGGAGATTATTCGTTCGGTATATTTTTCAACCAAAATCTTTCGAACATTCTGAAAGACGTATTGACACTCTTCACCAAAGCGTCAAATTCATTTAATTTTAAAAAAGATGACGTATTATTGAATAATATTGAATTGATCAGTTACGACTTTGATAATTTACGAATTAATGGCAATGAAAGCATCAACACAACAACTATGCAAAGAATTTTCACATTAATAGTCGAAATTCAACAAAAATTAATTTCCAATTTAACAACTTCCGAATAAATAATATTATGCTACCTGATCTCACTGACCAATTCATCGCAGATTCTTATAAAGGAATATTACACACCTCAAATGTCCCCACTGATGGAGCCAGTTTACCCCAAGTTTATGATGGTTCGGGTAATAAAACTTCTTTTAAAGTGGGTTCTGATGGTAATGGTGCATCTTTCACTGGAACTTTATCATCTGACAATTATAGCATCGGTAATTACTCCACTTTGATTGATTACCTTTATCCTGTGAATTCAATTTATCTCTCATCTGATGATGTCAATCCACAATCAAGATTTTCGAATACCACATGGCAAGCTGTGGCGGAAGGTAGATTTTTGGCTGGTGTCGGTTTGGGTGACGATGGAGTAAATGATAAAAACATTACAAGCGGTAATAATAGTGGTAAATATGTAACCACATTAACTGTAGGACAGTTACCAAGTCATACCCACACTGGAGTCACTGGCACTAGAGGACCTAGTGGAGAGACTCTTATGAGCGGTGAACCAACTTTATTGGATTCCAGACGTTCCATGGTTCACGAGAACGATGGTCATACGACAGACGACAGTACGAATAAAACGCTAAATTTAGATGGTCAGGTATTTTTGGATAATACTGGTAGTGGGAACCCTATTGATAATACACCACCATCATTCGGTGTTTATGTCTGGAAAAGAACTTCATAATTATGCCTGATATCGTCATATCTAAATTAAAAATCCGTAGAGGTACAAATGAACAAAGAAAATCTGTTCGTTTGGATCAAGGGGAACCTGGATACACAACTGATACCAAACGTTTATACATCGGAAACGGTGTATTGAGCGGTGGAGTATCAATAACGACAAAAAATCATATACCTCTGACTAATTTTTATAGTTTATCCGATACATATTCGGAAATAGGTGATATCGTATCTATTGATAATATTTGGTATCAATTAACGGCAAACCCTTATACTGATATCACAAAATGGGGTAGGATCGCTACCAAAGTATCACAAGAATTTGAGTATGACTCTTTTTCAACAATCAATTTGAAATTGAGTGGTCTATCGGCATCTAAAATAAACCCAAATACAGTTGATGGTGGCTTGTTTATTAATAATAATAAATTACAAATCAATTATAATCCAACATTTTTCGGACTTTCAGCTAGTAAATTATCGTTAAATGCTGCATCGATTACTACTAGAGAGTTATTGTCAACATCATTTGGAAATGGTTTGAGTGGTGGGAATGGTAATACAGTTACTTTGAGAACCAATCCGACGAATTTTTCATTTGTCGATGGTGTTTTAACTGCTAATTATACTTCACTATACAATTCGATTAGTTCTTCTTTTGGTAAATCACAATTTTTTCCACCAGTAAGCACATACAATTCTCTAACAACTCTAAGTGCTAATGGTAATGATGTATCAACTTTCGATGGTGTTCTATATCAAATGAATGGTTCATCTGCTACCAAATTAAGTGCGTGGACGAACATTAGCGACACAAAAGCAGTTCAGAGGTCTGTTTTTACAACACTGACAGGTAATTCTACATTAAATGCGACAAATAGCTTATCATCTATTTTTAATGGGACACCTGCACACACTATCACAGGTGCTATACCAGGTCTTCAATTAACTAGATTTGAGGCGATATCATCAAATGGTGTCACCACGGTAACAATAACACTATCATCTGCTGGGTTTTTAGCTTATGAAGGTGATTTCAGTTCAAAAACAGGTCAACAATTCGGTAGATTCGCAATTCCAATTTTCGCATATTAATCATGAGTATAGAAATCTTTAACAACACACTATTAAAAATTTTATTCCGTCAAGGAACTGATAATGAACGCCGAAATATAATTTTTAATTCGGGAGAACCTGCTTATACTACAGATACCAAACGATTATTTATTGGTGATGGGGTGACGACTGGTGGCGTTCTCGCTGGTAATCTATTTAAAGGAACAGTGACAAATATCACCAGTGTCGCTCCAGCAGAAATTGGCGATACTGTTTATAATAGCGACACCAAAATACTATATCGATTGAAGAGTGGTAGCGGATCAAATATTGGTGATTGGGAGGCTATTGGTGGTAAAGGAATCGATAGCAACGTGCAAATAGCTAAGGGTGGCAACACCATAACAAATTTAGTGAGCAGCACTAAAACGAATTGGCAGACTTTATCACTCAATACAGATCCAAACACATTTTATATAGTGACCAATGATAATTATATTATATTTTAATGTAATTTAAAAAGTAAATTTTATAAATTTATCCCCTATTATGGATACTTCTACTACAGAACCTACTGATACTACCCCCACTACTCCTCCACCTACTACGGATACTACTCCTCCGCCTACTACTCCTACTACTACGGATACTACTACCCCCACTACTCCTCCGCCTACTACTCCTACTACTACGGATACTACATCTACATCTACATCTACATCTACATCTACTTCCACTACTACGGATACTACACCTCCATTCACTACCCCCACTACCACTGCTACCCCTACTACTGAAAAATGTTGCGTACCGCAACCAGAAGTCACGGTAAATTTGCCACCTATTGTGCCAAGCTTCACCACGATTTCCATACCACCACTATCGGTTTCGTTGTCACTACCAACTACTTCAAATCCTTTAAATATTAATATAACAAACACCACTACTACCACTACTACCACTACTACTACCACTACTACTACAATTCCGACAATTTTTATCCCAAAATGTGTGGATAATACTTGTAATAAATTAGGATTCTAATAATTATTTACATGAGAAAATTGACCATTGGAATGGCGACACATGATGATTATGATGGGGTATATTTCACCATTCAAGCAATACGAATGTATCATTCGGAAGTTTTGAATGATATTGAATTTGTAATTATTGATAATAACCCTGATTCAAATCATGGTAAAGCGATAAGGGATTTAACAAATTGGATGAAAGAACCGTTTCAATATCTTCCTTTCGTAAAATATAAATCAACCAGTATTAGAAATAAAATATTCGAGTTGGCAGATACTCCTTACGTGTTATCAATCGATTCTCATGTCTTTTTGGAAAAAGGATCTTTGAAAAGACTGATAGATTTTTATGACAGTGGTTTAGATGGTGGTAATTTACTACAAGGACCGATCATTTATGATGATTTGAAAAATTATTCAACTCATTTCGACTTCACATGGAGAGGACATATGTTAGGCACTTGGCAAACAGATGAAAGAGGATCAGATAAAGATAACGATCCCTTTGAAATCCCCTCTCAGGGTCTTGGTCTTTTTTCTTGTAGAAAAGATTCTTGGTTAGGATTTAACAAAGAATTTCGTGGATTTGGTGGAGAAGAAGGATACATCCATAAAAAATACATAAAAAATGGTAAAAGAACATTGTGCTTACCATTTTTAAGATGGTTACATCGTTTTAATAGACCAAATGGGGTTACTTATCCGAACAAATACGAAGAAAGATTTCGTAATTACATGTTAGGGTTTCACGAATTAAATCTTCCGACAAACGAATTGAAAGAACATTTCAAAGACGTATTATCAGAAGATAAACAAACGGAAATTGAGAAAGAAGTTATAGGATTACTCCAAAATTCCTAGATCATACTCATATCGAACATCGGAAAGCATTGCATGATATCGCTCGTCAATGTATTTTTCAATTGCCAGTGGCTTAATCATGTTGACAGGGTTAATGTTTAGTTCTTCAGCTTTGTTTTCAATGAAGATAAATGCTTCTGCTAAACATGCCCATCTTGCAAATTCAGTCAGTGTCATTTCAACATTTCCTTTTTTAGTTTCTATTTTTATCATTCGTATTTTCTTTAATTAGTTTATCAATGTTAAGGTCTTCGATTGGTTCAGTGATCAGTATAGTATCCAATTTAAGTGTGACGGAATATTTGTTTTTACAGTAGTCACATTCAACCACAAATTCTTCCATTGGCTTGAAAATACCGTCAAACATGTTGTTACCACAATTACAAGGGAATTTGACAGATGCTTCATCCAATAGTTCCTCATAATTTTTAATAACTTCTTCTTGCTCAGTGATCACCACATCGGATTCTTGGAGCATATTCTCCAGAGTCTCGACACGCTCATCAACTTTCTTCTTCCCCAAAAGTTCTTCCAATTCTTCCACTCTTTTATCATTGCTCTTTCTGTTTTGCGACCAGTAATAAACTGATCCGTAACCTAATCCAGCCATGACAAATGTTTTAGAGAATGACTCCAAATTATCTGATAACCCATAAGCAATAGCACTTGAAGCCACTACTCCCAATAATATCTGTTTTCCGTATTTCATATTTGTTTTGCTTTTAAAATAATATCTGCTGCAATGTCTGGATCAAATTTGAAAGAGATCTTAGATGACTCCATGATTCCTTCCAACTTGCCAAATTCTTCGTTCACCATTCGCTCCAATTGCTCGCATGTGTAGTATTGTGGGCTAGTTTTTAAATCCATCAATTTCTCCCAATACTTCTCATCAGATTCCTTGACATTTACCATGTATTTACCAGTGGTGAAGAACTCAATACCAACTCTACACAATCGAAGGATTTGAACAAAGTTTTTGGGACTGAATCCGTAGGTTTCCACTGCTTTTTTCCTTTTACCACCTAACTGACCGCTTCTTTGCCCAGTAGCCAATCGAATCTCACTGAATACATAACCCTTCAATGAATTTTTAAGGGTATTGGTATCAATTAGATCGTAAGCATGGGTGACAATCTCGTCAAAGATTGGATGTTTGTAGGTGAATGCCGTGTCGGGAGCAAATAATATCTCCAAAACCTGAGTATTACTCTTTCTCAATAATTTTAAGTATCGAGTGATCTCGTAATAAGTGGAATCAATGTCATCAGTCTGGACAATCGATTCAATATTATCCAAATTGGCTAAATATCGCTTATTTTTAGCGACAAATAGACCACGATAATCAATATCGGACTCTGGTGTGTTCAAACCATACAAAGTTGAGCCACCAATCAATTGGCAGATCATTTTACCTTCGCAATTCTTAAATGCTTCGTGATTTTCAATACTTAATTCCATAAATACCCCCTGTATTTTATAATTGTGTTCATTATTTTTGTATCTTTCTTCAAAAACGATTCTTCCAGTATCAAATATTCATTTACATTAGTCCCACCCCAATTATCAACTTGATATTGTAGAGCAGGACGCTCATTTTTTAGATAAAGATAAGCATTTTTGAGTTCTTTTTGACGCTTTTTATTAGCATTCGCCGTTTTCTGATCGATATGACCCTTTTCTAATTCATAGGAGTAGTCATAGGCAGCATCATTAAGACCATCTTCCTTTTCCACATAATGAATCAATGACTCGAACAATGCAATTTCGATGATCAGTTCTTTATCCATCCAATCACCTTTGAGCTTGTCAGTTAGCCATTTCTGTTGATTTTTATTTTTCTTTTTAGTCATTCCAATTGAAACCTTTATTGTCTCTGAATAAGGTGTTGATTTATTACAGATATCTTTAAGCATCGACATTTGTTCATAGGGAGGATGCCCATGAACGTGTTTCATTTTTATGTTATCGGGAATTTTGAACATGCCCGATTATACTCTAGTTTTTAATTATTGCCAATGGTATAATTCGACAATATCTTGTCACCATTTTTCATCAAATACATCATGATCTTCTCCAGATTACCTTTCAGCTTAATTAGATCACCATTTTTTTGATATTTTTCCATTTTAATGATATTATTCAGTTTGGAAGACGCTTGAAATGCACTGTCTTGGATATCGGCTAGATATTGAGGCAGTCCTTCAAATTCATATGGGAGAGTGTCTGGTGCTTGTGCCAATTTCTCATCCGTTTTATATTTTCTCATCTGTTCAGAAGGATTTAGAGGATTTTTGAAATCAAAATCAATAGCACCAGAGGCGATTGCAGTAGAATAAGGAGAATTTGAAGCAGCCATATATAGATTATTTAACTATTTAAGCTAAATAATAATATGCGAAACAAATTTCAAGCTAAATTCATTAAATTACTCAGAGAAGCACCTGAACTCGATTTCGATCCTGCTGCTGAAGAAGCCGCTGCTGATGGACAATTAGATGATGGAGTGAATCTCGATGATTATGATGTAGATATGGAACCCGATCCAAATGCTATGGATGAAATTGGCGATGCTGTTGCTCGTCAAAATGAGCAAATGGTCGGCGTTGTTGATAAATGGAGTGCTAACATCGATAAGTTCCTTGGTTATCTCAATGGTGATCAACCAAACAGCATTCAAAGTGTTCTCGCTACTGCAAATGCTGATTCTATTTTAGGAAACTTGCAAAGACAACAAGTTAAGATTGGTCGTATTGCTTCTGATCTCGCTGCTCTTCAGCAAGCGTTTCTGACTGCAAAGAAATCACAGTAAGATTATCTATATTCTGGTGGAATGTAATTGTATTTCGTCGGATCTTCGGAATCTTTCATAGCATCTTGAATCGCTTTATCAGGAGTAGAACCCCATCCTATAGCTTTTCGTCTCTTACCGTATTCCTCATAGACCACCCATTGAGAATCATAATCCCCCGTGTCGGCAATTGCCCACGTTTCACAGACAAGTTCTGATGCTTCCTCGTCAAGCCAGTCGAATAATTCTCTGTAATCAATTTTAAGCTCCGCTTTAAGCTTTTCAATATCACGAATTCGATAAGCTAACCGCCTATTTACCGAATTTAGCTCATTTATCAACCTTTGAGCAAATTCAACCCTAATAAGACCTCTGGATATACAGGGTTCTCCCACAAAATCCAATTCTTTTTGTAGTTCTTCTTCGTAATTTACCATAACCATATTATAATCTAGTTTTTAATTAACTTCATCTTCACTGTTGCTGCCAAACCCTTATGAGTATTCTTTAGAATTAAATCTGTTGGGTATTCGTTCATTTCATAAGCCATACATACGGCATTTATGTCTTTGAACCGCTTACCATCATATTCAGGCCAGATGAACACTTTCTCCCCCATCTTAATGAGCTTTAAAGTCTTTTCTCGTGCTGTTTTATCAATCCACTGTGAATCCAATACCCAAATTCTCTCAAAAAACTTCAGAGCGTCTATTTGTTCTTGTTGACTAAAAGTAAACAATTGTTCACCTTTAGTAATACCCCCAAGACCAAGACCATTCCTAACAAAACAGGCATCTAATGGACCTTCTATGATGAAGACTTTATCCAACTCGGACGAAATTCTCTCGATTCCAAAAATACTTCGATCTCCGCCGTCTTTCGACATATAACTTGGAGATTCATCATCTAAAATCTTTCTCGATTGGTAATAAATAATCTTACCCGACTCGTCTTTGAACGGGATCACCAAACGCTTATCATGCTTATCATCTTTTAGAGATAGATAAAAAGCATCAGGACGATTTACCGCTTTATCCAATCGTCTTTCTTTGATATAATCTAATGCTTTTCGGACAATTTTATTATTTTTATAATAATCTGTCTGATTTTTATCGAATAAATTGATACTATCGAGCGGTAAAGACGATGTAGTCTTTGGTTTTTCTTCTTTTTCTTCTAAATCCATCACATTTATCATGCCGAAATTACCTTTTTCAATCTCATCGACTATTTGATTGAATGACATTCCTGAAACTTCCTTGATCCATTTGTAGGGTTTGGATGACCATCCACAATTATGGCAAAAAATGTTATCATTCTCTGGAATATAGAAGCATCTCTTCTTATGACCCCAGCTTTTTCCTTCCCTGCAAATAGGACAACAACAATTATAAGTGTTGCCATGAGTATTATGGCTTACTTTATACCCAAATTCATAAAATTTGGATACAACGTAATCACTTGGAATCTCCACCAACCTTTTTTGATTGGTGTTGATATTCCGCTTCGATAACTTGGAAGATATTTCTTGGAAGATTTTCAATGTATTCAATGATACCTTGTTCTTTCGCAAAGTCAAATTTTTCTTTCGGGACTCGTTGGATTTCCAACAATGGTGTGGAAAGAAAAACGTATTCATCGCCATCTTTTTTAATAAAATTGAAGAATTGACCAACGAAGTCCCCTGCTTGAACAGCATAGACATCGCCTTTTTTTATTTTCGGTTTTAAAAAATTAAAAATCACCTGATATATTCATTCTACCAGCCATGAACTCTCCAAATTTTTGAATGAAGAGGTTCTGCATGGCGTTATCTTCTAATTTATTAGAATGAAATGAGATTTCCACCACATTTCCATCTAAATCGTAACCTAAGAGTTTACCACATGTTAAAAATTCTTGCATTGTAGCTTTTAAAGCATTTTTAATTACGCTTTTACCACCTTTTCTATCTCTTTTGAGCTTTTGTTTCAAAGATTCTCTAAGGATTTCTAAAACCTTTTCATCCACAAATACCTCATCAGGGGGTTCTTCTCCCTTTTCCATAATATTATTTAGTCTTTTTTATAGACTGAATTTTCTTCGATTTGTCCAACACCCTTTTCAATCAAAGTCGTGATAACAATCTCCATACTTTGTGTTTTGAGGTTGAAATTTTTAATAAAACGATTTCCACCGTCATTAATCTCGAATAGAATATCACCTTTGAACTCTTTGTTTTGATAACAAGTGATCATCACAGATGTATTACTTGGGTCTACCATCACAGACCATTTACGAGGATCATGTTGACCGTATTGGTCAAACAATTTGACCACGACGAAACCAGAATCTCTCAATCTTTTAACAAAATAACCTTGTGTGGTAATATTATTCTTCATAGAAATATTTACTGTTATTTGGATTTTTGCAAGAGAAATTCTTCCACTGATGAGTAGAAATCATCATCTTCAAAATTCGTCCCGTAATAAGGTGTAATACTGAGATAACGATCAGGCTTAATACCGATATAAATCATTTTCTTCTCGTTCTCTCTAGCAGGAAGATTATCAATCAAAACATTATCAGAATGTGATATCTTAGTATTAGTCCCATAATTCATACCACCATATAATGTCTTATATGTTGCTTGGTGAATTTCCTCTCTTGGGATTATATTTTCAGAAGGAAAGTCAAAACAAGCTAATCTTGATACTTCTGTTGCATATTCTCTAGTCGCAATTGTTAATAGATACACGTTTTCCAATCCAACATAGCTACGTGCCAATTTAATGACATCGAGTGCTGATGGTCGAACTTTGATGTCGTAAACACCGCCGTATTCTAATGCGATAGTGAAATCACAATCGGTTAGATATCGCGATGCTGCCGACCCAGATATTAATGTCTCGTCAAGATCTATGAAAATTTTATTTAGCATGATAATATTTGTTTAATGATTCGTCTTCCTACGTGATTTGCGGTGTGGACATAGATTTTAATATCTTCCCCACCTTTTAATAATGATTTAAGGTAATTGGCACAGTGGATACCACATTTGGTATCAAAATTTTCCCATTCGTAAATTTCAGACCGTGTTGTTTCTTTCATGTAATGAACCATATGGTCTTCACATAAGTCACAATCGAAAGAAACTGCTCGTGGCAACCCTTTTTCGTTGAGGATTTTCACAAAGTCCTCATAATTTCTAACAATTTCCCAACAACCATTAGGAATATCAGAGTATCCACACAACATTTTTCCTTCCCCATAAAGAAATGCTTCTTTTGGAGTTCTAACATCGTCTAAGAATAAGTTATACATTAGGAATTTTACAAAGTATTGTTGAAATGTTTAATCTTTTTTGGAAATCAGACCATTTGATGGGAGTATCCATATCGACACCATCGTTCTGTCTCCAACCATCAGGGTCCATCATTTGAACATCTGGCATCGTCTTGAGCCATTCGTTTGCAGATTTCTTAGCGAAGACTTTTTCCCATCCTTCAGAATATGCAGAATTCTGAGGAGATGTTTTAATGACTTTTCCTGTAATTTCGTTAATCGCCATAAATAATTTCTTTTGTTCTTGTGATAAATTCCGATCTGTCACCAATTTCACAATTGAAGCAGTAATCCCATAGATAATCTTCGATATCAGGGTTCACTAAATCTTTGATATTTTTATAAATTTCTTGTTGTTGATGATCAAGAGCTTGAATAGCTGCTCTAGCATCCTCGATTTGTAATTTCGTTTCTTCGTCCATAATTAATTCTTCAGGGAGCTAAAAATATATTCCATTTCAAAATCACCACTCTTCGTGACGATACAACCAACTCCCAACTTGGAATTGATTTTGAATACATTACCCGTCTTCGATACTTTAGACAATAATTTCAAATTGTCAATCTTTAGAATGAAAGGATTGAGTTCAAATTCAACTTCATCCCCTACAATACTCAGAGTATCGCTGTTTGGAACAGTCTCGTCTCCTACTTTCCACACCAAATTACCATCTTCTGTGAAAATATATAATTTTTTGGTGTTTGTGATGGAAGATTTTTGAAGAATATTGGAAAGGAAATCAAAGTCCAACTCAAATTCGATGTTATATTCAAAATTACGAATCTTTTCCAGAGATAACTTGGGTCTAGTGATGACTCCTTCTTCATGGAGATGGTATTTGAATTTGATTTGCTTATCTTTATACTCCAAATGGTTTCCGTTCAACTTTAGCTTCACAGTATCAGATGATACCATGTCTAATGCTTTGGAAAGCTTCTTCAGAGAAGGTAGATTCAGATTCTTTTCTTCAAAATCACCTCTTAGATATGCATGAGCATACATGGAGTTATCCTCGCTAGAGGAAATACCATGTATGCCATCATCTTTCATCTCTAGGACACATGTATCACTTATTTGTGACAAGCTTAACAATAGGTTCTGAAACGGTTTTCTGTTTAGATTGATTTGCATATGTCTTTTCTAGCAGATTATTCTGCTTTGTCAACTTATTAGAGATTTCTCTCAATAAAATAATAACTTCTTCTACTTTAGTTGGTTCCAAATTCAATTCCAATTGCCCATCATCCACTTTTTGTGGCATTGGAGCATACTGAGGAACTTGGGGTAGTTCTTGAGGTGGAACATAATTTGGAATTGGGGCGATTTGTGGGGGATATTGAACAGGAGGAGGAGGAGGTGCTTGTTGTCTTTGTGTTTGAATATAATCATTCAAACCTTTTTTCAAAGTATGTGCTGATGTGATAAGTGTCGATGGTCGATCAACCATCATTTGATCAATTTGACTGGATTGTCCAATCAAAAATGCCATTGCTTCAATTTCTTCGGGAATGTTATTCATAATTTATTAAAGGGGAAACCCTCCCCACCGATTGATGGAGAGGGTTAGTAGGGTTAGTCATCTAATCCAGCAAGAAGATCGTCAATTTCATCATTGTCATCTTCGACTACTTGCTTTTTGGGAGTCGATGTCGCTTTCGGTGTTTCATGAACGAAAGGAATGTCATCGTCATCGTCTTCTTTAGAGGCTACAGCTTCTTTTTTGGCTTGCTTCAAAGGCTTGCGCTCTTCTTTCTCTTCACCAACGAAGAAGTGTTCGTTAAGAACTTCTTGAAGCTCATCAAAAGTCTTCACGGGATAAACCGCTTCCAGATCATGAAGAGACTCACAAATCTTATCAATCTCTTCCTCATCCAAAACAGTCTTGGACTTGGTAGTGATAAACGAAGATTCGAATGTGGTATATTCACCTTTCTTCTCAGCAACGATCTTGAAATCGTGTCCTTTAGTCGGGTCAAAAATGTCCCAACCAAGTTCATCGGAACGCTCACCTTCAGTGGCATCGTCGATGATCTTCTTGAGTTGTGGACCCATACGAAGAATCTTCACAGTGCCATTGTTTTCTGGTTTAGCAGGATCATTGACCACGTAAACATTCACAAGCCACTGCTCTTTCTGAGCGATTTCTGCTTTATATTCTTTGTTCTCAGCTTTAGGATTAGCTTCTTTCCAGCTTTTCCAAAGCTTCCAACGAAGTTCAGAAATCGGATCACGATCACCAAAAGTTTGAAGACCGATGAAGCTCATGTAAGAACCTGTCGCTTTGCTGTTCCAGCCATTCACCCAATGATGGAAGAGACTCTTTTCAGGATTCTCCACATTTGGGATCAGACGCAGAGTATATGTATTACCAGCAGGAAAACTCATAATATTTGAGAATTGTCCACCAGACGATTCATTACCCTTGTTTAAAGCTGCTTTGATCGAATCGAACATCGCAGCACCGAATTTGCTTTTTGTTTTTGTACTCATTTGTTGTTTAGTTATTATAGTTGTTTTGTTATTTTGGCAATTGCTTGTTTTGAAAATTCCTTCATTTTTTTACTCAGATAGAATTTGTTCTTCGTTTTTTGAAACGAAATCCAAAAGTCTGAGAAAATAAAATCCAGAATACGATTCTCTACCTCGATTTTTGTAACACCTAAAGCATGAAGCGCATACATATTTATATGATGGTTCTTCAGATGGTCAATTATGTTCGGTAGAGCGTCTTCAATATATAATGGATATTCTTTCAAAGTCAAGTTTTTTTCTTTGCAGAAATTTTTGACAAATTTAAGACTATCCACCAATCGATTGAGTGAACTCTCCGAATCAGGATCATCCATCTCAATTTTCTTCATGTATTGAGAGTATGCCTTCTTTGCTTTGGAAGTCAAGTAAAAATCCAAATCAAAATAGTCATCATCCTCAAAAATTACGTAAGGGGCAGCAAAATAATCATCAATTTTAATATTTTGATAACTATTAAAAAATCTTCCCAGAGAAGCGAGACGATCTAGCTTGGTTTGATCCATGTCGGAGAAATCCTTACGAATCCGAAATGGTTTGTCGCGCATTTTGCGGGAGATGGCGAGATGAGAATTGTAAATTCTCTTTTGAAAGTCTGTCATATCAATCATTTAATATCTATCATTATAACTCATGAACGCATCCATGTAAGCGTCTTCTGCCATATCACGAATATCCCATTCAACAGATTCCAACCATCTTTTATTAAAGTTGATACCATCAACATGTTCAGATAGCCATAAAATATAAGATGGTTCAATATCAGCAATCTCATCAAAAGATTTACCTTTATATTTCCCAAAATTAATTATATCCTCTGGTTTTTTCATACTTTTCTCGATTTTCCCTAATTTTCCTTGCTCTCTCCAATGCCCTCTCAGCAGCCCGTTCGTATTGTTCCGCAGTAGGAAATCCAGCGATCATGCCGATACCAACATCATCGTATTCCGTTATTTCTCTAATAATCTTACCATCCGATCTAACCATTCTCAGGTGAATTCGTGGCATTTCTCCTTTCATGGCATCCATGTAGCCATCACAGTATGATTTCACTTCATTTTTAATAAATGAGTTCCAATCATTTAAAAATGGACACTGTATACTGTAAGTATATTTCATTTCTTTCTCTTTTTCTGCTCTGAATTAATGTATTTCGTGATGAACTTACTACGTGAAATAGTAGGATCATAATCTAGAAACACTTTAACAAGTTCTTGGTCAGAGTCAAGAGATAAAATCGTTTTCAAAATTGTTTTTAGCCTTTCCTCTTGAAGAGTGGTCACAAAAACATTCTGAATGGATAATTTTTTTCCTTTAAGATGATTTATAAAGGAACAATAGCAAAGGAAGAGGTGATTTGTTTCCTCTTCCACAATTTCTGATGATGGATCAAATGACATATATTTATTTTAATATTCAACAGTTTGGAGTGCTAGAGCGTAAAATTTTTTACGTGGATAACCTATGTATATAGCATTTTTATACCATTCAGATTGAAAATCGTCTCCTGAACAATCATACAAACAAACATCATAACTCTTACCCCTCAATGGATATGGCTGTTTATTAGCAACAAGCATATTAATAGATGAAGTCGTCGGGATACCTATTTTATCACATTTATTCATACACTCGCGATATACACGTTGTTTCATCCAGTGATTACTATGCGCCAATACTACTACCCTACCTTTAAAAGATTCCCATACCGCCAATGTCATTAAAAATGTAGTGACACCAGATCTTCTATTTCGCGCACCAATATTATTTTCGGAATATCTCTGTTTGAATGCAGCTTTTTGCATTTCATTGATCGGAAACCCATTAAAATATAAAAAGAATTGATAAAAATACTCTTCCTCTGTCGGAGGAGTGATTTTATTTTCGACGATTGTTTTCGCTACTGCTACGGTGGGGAGAAACAAAGCTCCCAATGCTCCTAAAAATGTTCTACGTTTCATAATTCCTTCAATGTTTCGCTGAATTTCAAAAATTCTTTGGTGATTTTACCTCCTGATGCCCATTCGCCGCCACCACCGTCACACAGATTAGCAGCCATTTTAGCAATGTCAACCTCCGATCCCTTATATTTGCGGAAAGATACGAATTGTGTGTCGGGATTCATGACGATCACAGCGTCTCCTTGATAATTTTCCATGATGGAGTGGCTTAATTCATTTACAGAGAACTTAGAAATGGTGGAAATCACCTTAAATCCTTCCCATTCTCCTGTAAATAACTGGATTTGTTCCAATTCATTCTCCAATTCCTTGAAAAAACCATCAGCAAGCTTAACTTCCGTTGTAGTAAACCCATCAAATCCATTCCAGAAGCGATTCACAAAATTAACAAAGCGATTTCCCCCTGATTTACGATAAAGAGCATTGAGATACTTGGTTTCATCGTGTTTTAGGTCGTAGGAATTGTAATCATCGACATAAAGGAAGAATTTTTTCAAATCTTTTGTGAATTTCACCTTTTCTTTGAACTTTTTATATAACATCTTGGTGCAAGACGAGCATTCCTCTTGAATCATGGTGGAATCCCACACTTTAAAGTCTTCGGGACGGTCGGAAACGAATACCACACGATGATCATCGATCTTTTTAATCAAATTCTGATCCAAAACCATACCAACCACGAAGATTTTTTCGTAATCCTCCGCATTTTCTTTAGCCCAAGGTAGATATTGCTCCTCAAATTTACCAAAGAAGCAGTGGCGATACTCGAAATTCTTAAACAAATTACCCAAAAGGACGGTAGAACCGATACCATCCAAATCACTATTGACCCAAGCAAAACACTTTGACATGTCATACCTACAATTTTTTATAAATTTGTCAAGAGTATTCATTAGTCGCTTAATTTCTCAAGGAGGCTAAGTTCATCATCATTCATCAACTCTTCTTCATCGTCATCCGATTGGTATATACTAAGCGTTGGGTAATCAATTCTCATGGCTTGCGTCATTCCTCTTGGTCCGAACCTATTTTTCATCATTCCTAGACGAATTACTGCCATTTCTTGGTCTTCTTCGTTCTGGAAGATAGATGTAATCACATCAGCAGTCATAACGATTGCTAATGACTCAGCAACACCCGACATATCAGGGTTATTCTGTCCGACAGCAGATCTATTCAACTGGCAAGCTGAAATAATAGGGCATTTATAGACATAAGACAATGCTCTGACTTGTTCGCAGATGTTTTTACCTTTTTCATAGCTGTTACTACCAGCAGCAGTCATCAAAGTGATGTAATCAAGCACAATAGCATCAATTCTGATACCAGAATCCTTCATTTTCTTGATGAAAGCTCCCAATTGCTTAGGTGTAATCGTAGATGGGGGGAATTCTTTGATATAAATGCGTCCATCAGTGTTCTTATGCTCTTGTTCAAGGGCATGTCGAAGCGTTGGAACACAATTGCGGAACTCCTTCATGGGAATCTTCGTCACATTCGACGCGATTCTCTTAGCATAGAGTGTCTCAGACATCTCC